ATGAGAAAAGGCGGCGGGACCTACTGCGCCCTGATCCTGATCTTCGCCGTTGCGCAAATGCTGACGTGGCACGTGCTGGCGATGTGGTTCATCCTCCCGGTCCTACTGACGGGAGCCCTGATCTGGGCCGGGACCCGGATACGCCCCGGGCCTGTGCCGCAGCGGACCTCGCGCTCCTTCCCGCAGTCGGTGAAAGTCGCGGTAGCCGCGAGGGACGGGGGCTGTTGCCGTACCTGCGGTAGCCGGAAGGACATCCAGTTCGACCACATCGTTCCGTGGTCCCGGGGAGGACAGTCGACGCTGGAGAACTGCCAGCTGCTATGTGGGCGCCACAACCGGGCCAAGAGTGACAGGATGATCCGGTGACCAGTCCTGAGTGGCTCAGGGAGTTCCGCCGACTGGCATTGGCCTGCGACGTGGAGACCGCCACCGACCCGGCGGAGCTGACCAGACGCAGCGTGGAAAGTCACATGAGGAGCGTGGCGATGGAGAACACGTGCGGAGCCGTCGGCCGGGCCGGAGTGGCCTGCGTCAGGTCTCCCGGGCATGAACTCCCTCACGACTGGAGCGGCATGAACAACCCGGATCAGCGCAGTGAGCTGGCCGACGACGACCGGCGGGCTATCGCGGACACGTACGCCCGGTACCGGGACGCCATCGCGGTGGCCGCGTTCGTCCCCTGGCGGGTGGGCCGGACCAACGCCTGCAACGTCTACGCGGTGACGGGGATCGCGGCGAACTGGAAGGACGATGCGCCCATCGCCTGCTTCACCGTCCCCGAGCTGGCGATCCAGGCGTGTGACGATCACAATCACCGGCTGGATACCAGAGCCGTGCGGTAAGATGTCCGGAAATTCAGTGCTGTACGGGGATAACCGATAAGATGAGGATATGAAGATCATCGTAGCGAAGGACGAGCCGGACGACTTCATCGCCCAGCTCGCTTCCGGGGCAGACAAACTTCTCACTCCGGCACAGGTGAGTACAATATTTGCCTGTGATCCGAAAACCGTTACCCGGTGGGCCAAAGAGGGAAAAATCGCCTCAATACGGACACTAGGTGGGCATAGACGGTACAGCTGGACAGAAGTCCAGCGGCTCCTGGCGCAAGGACGATCAGATTGACCTTGCGTCCCCCGGGGATGCTTGATAGGGTTGACAAAGACGGGGACGGATGAGACCCCCGGAAGCCTCTTGACGGGCGTTTTCTTGACAATTCAAATTATCCTTGATTCGGTGGGCTGAACGAGCCGGGACACTCCCGGCCGGCATGCAGCGGAGTTCAAGCCTCCGCCAGCCCGCGACGGGATCTGCCGAACTGGCTAGTGTAATTGGCAGCACGCCTGGTAGAGGCCAGGAAGTAGGAGTTCGAGTCCCCTGCCGGAGGTTAGTGGCGGTACCCCGTTACCGGAAGGATCTGCCGATAGCGCCAGTCCTAGGGTTAGCCCCAAGGGACATAACGCCGACGCGGTACCCTCCCGGTTAAGCGCCCTCGCATGCGGCGCTGGCAGGAATCTAGTGAGAGAACTGCGACGTGGCAGAGTGGCTGAATGCAGCGGCCCTTGAAAGCCGCCGGGTCCCGAGGGATCCCGTGGGTTCGAATCCCACTGTCGGAGTTCACCGGTACCCCTGCGGCATGCAGGTCCCGCAAGGGCTGAAGGGAGAGGGGATCTGTAGCGGATCTCAGTCCGGTAATGGGAGTTCGATGCTCTCGCCCCCGGCTCATCGGGGGATCGTCTAACGTGGCTAGGACGCCGGACCTGGTGCGGTACCCTCTCTCCCGTCCTTTGAGAGAGATCTCCCTTGGGATCACAAGACGGGTGTCGGAGGTTTGAGTCCTCCCCGGAGCATCACAGGTTCCGGTAGCTCAGCGACAGAGCACCGTCTTCCCCTGGGGGTACCTCTCTCATCGTCCGGGCGGGGATCTGTCCTGATGACGGAAGCGTTCAGCGTCAGGCCCGAGGCCGGGGGTTCAAATCCCTCCCTGAGCCGGGTGAGAGTCCCGGTGAAAGCCGACGGCGTAAGAGATTCAGCGCTTACGGTCGAAGGTGTTGCATTAGCAAGGTAGCTCAGACGGTAGAGCACGGGCACCCGAGGAACGTGGAAGCTCAGGGTGGTACCCCCGCCCGGAACTCAAGGAGAACGGTGGGCAAAGATCATCCCGGAACCCCGAAGCCCGGACAGGGTTCAGGAGGCTCCGGTGGACCCGGCCGGGGCGACAAGGGCGGCTCGGGGCAGAACAAGGGACCAGCCGACGGCCGGCCCCCGAAGAAGTGAGGCGGCTATGGCTGTTCAGTCTCGCGCTGATCCTGGTCAGCGGCTGGGCCCTCGGCTATACCTGGGGAAGCGGGTCACCCTGGGCGGTGATGTTCCTCGGGACCACGATCGCCGCCTGCGGGGAGCTCGTCTGGTGCGACTGGCTGATGTGCTGTGAGCGGCTACTCGACGCACCCGGCGGGACCGGCGGGCACGAGGCCGGGAAACGCGACGATTGACCTGCGGTGCCGGTGCCGGGCCTGCAAACGGATGTGCCCGTGCCCGATGGACGAGGACGAAGATTTCCTGAGGTGCCCCTGCTGCGTCAGCGGACACCACGACAGATCCTGCCGGAGGGAATAGCCCGGCAAGGCAACACGTTGACATATACACAGACCAACCAGGACGTGGCGGGGTTTCTCATCCTTTCCTCCGTCCCGTCCGAACCGGTGAGATCGTCTTGTTACAGAAGCGTTCTCGCCAGTCGGCCCTCCTGTCGGAGCGGGAGGGCCGCATGCCCCTTTAGCTCAGTGGCAGAGCTGCTGTGTCGTGCTCAGTTAACAGGCGTTCGATTCGTCTAAGGGGCTCGGGGACAGCGGAAGACCACCCCCTTCTACTGTCTCAAGGGAGCGGTCCACCGGGCCGCTCCCGCTGATAGTTGTTCTGTTGTGGTTCGTGGCGCGGATCGGTCCCTCCCCGTTGGCGCGGGGAGGGGCACCCAAAGGAAGATCGTGAAGATCAGCCTGAAGACATCGAGCGGCTGAAGGCCGGCAGAGATATCCCGAGGAGGAGACTATGGCGAGAATAACGTGGTCGGTTCCGCTCGGTCTCGGCTTCCGGTACAGCCAGACCGTCTGGTCATCGAAGAAGCCGGCGTATCGTGCGCAGTTCCCGGAGGTATCCCGCTGCTGTCCGCACCGTCATTCGAGAATCGACCTGGCCATGGAGTGCGAGCAGCGCACCCGCAAGGCCGTCAGGGAAGGGAAGCCCCCGGCATGGCTATGACGAAGGCCCGCAGGGACCGGCGCAAGGCAGCGGAGCGAGTTCGTGGCGGGCACACCGTCGCGGACCACGTGAAGCGCGAGGACCCTCAGCACGAGGGTCACTTCCTCCCCGTAAGGTGCGAGAAGTGTTCCCCGGGGGGAAAAATTTCGGGACCGGCCATCGGAGCGGGACAAGGCCCCCGCGACTGGAAGGTCCGGCCTTAGGAGGCCAGGCGGTTCAATCCCGCCCGGACCACAGGGTCACTAAGTTCCGTCATGGCGAGGCCAGACCCTCAAACCCCGTGAACCTGCGGGCATTAAATCGGAGAAGACCATGACAGTCGGCGTTTGGCGCTCCGGCTACATAGATGGAAGTGCGTCACCCTTAGTAGCTGTACCCCGCCGGACATGGCGGAAGCGGCAAACGGGGTTACGGTCGCGCTTGGCGAGGCCCTCCGGGGCAGAGGTTCAAACCCTCTCGCGACCACGGAACCAGGCAGGCCAGCGCAAGGACTTTGTGCTTACAGCACGTACGGATAAGGGGACGAGGAACATATGAGCGAAGAGGTCAGGGCCATTACCGCGCACGAGGCGTTCGACTTCTCGGGCTGGTGGTTGTCGCGGGCGGAGAAGCTGGACCAGAAGGCCCCGGCATACGAGAAGGCCCTCCAGCTCGGGGGACTGTGGATGCAGCTCGGCTCTCTCATCGCCGATTCCGGCGTTACCCCTGGACAGAAGTAAGGGTTGACCGATAGCCTGAAGATCCCGGGGGAGGGATGGATCCTGAGGGGGGCACCCTCTCCCGGCGTCCCGCCCCGCTCCCCCGGCGGGGGATGCTTCCCGTCTCAACCCGGAAGCGCGGGATGAGGGCAGGGAGGTCTTCCCCGGCCTCCCTGCCCACCCGACAGGAGATGAGATGATCGAGTACTACGACCGGGACGGCAATCCCGTTGACGCGGACGAATTCGGTCGGCTCTCCGGGGATCGGACCTACAAGGTCGTGGAGCAGACATGGGTCCCCGGTTTCCTGATTTCCACCGTCTGGCTGGGCATTGACCACAACCTCGGGAGCACCGGGATCGCCCCTCCGGTCATCTTTGAGACGATGATCTTCCACCGGGATGAGGACGGCGAAACCGACTTCGGTGACATCTACATGAACCGGTACTGCACCGAGCAGGAGGCCGGGGACGGTCATATTGAGGCCATCAAATGGCTGAAGCTGTTCATTTACGACAAGGTGGAAGCGTATCAATGACGGTCAGTGCCCAGCTGGAATGGCTGGATGGCGTGATGGTGATAGTCCCTGATAAGTTCCTGTCCGAACAGGAGGGTGATGAAATTGAACGACTGTTCACCGAAGGACGGATCATCCTCGCCCCCGCCGGAAGCACCGTGCGACTGCCCCGAGGTGAAGCCGACGAACCTGGCGGGGTACCCGGCGGACACGACATGGCCCCGGAGCTGGCGTGATACCTGCCCCCTCCATGGCGTGGGCACGGAGCATTTTCGTATACTGGAGCGACTTCCGTTCGGTTACGCGCGGGAGCGGAACACGACCCGAGAGGAATGGCTCGCCTTCACGGGGGCAGAAACTGATGACAAGGACAATTGAGCAGCGGCTCCGGCTGGCACTGACAGTGATCGGCGCCGTGGTCTCGGCCGCCAAGATCGGCGCGGACTGGCGCAAGCATGGTGCCCATGCCGAGCACAGTCAGGCTTGCGGCTGCATGGTGAACTGCACCCGCTGTATCGCAGACGGGCTCCTGGGGCGATGATCATGGACGTGACGACGATCCAGGCAAAGGGCCGGCAGGTCATCTGGGACGGGACCAACCTGGACGAGGTCCGGGAAGTGGCCGCAGACAGGTTTCGCGGCGTCTACGAGACGATGGCCATCGTGGAGAACGAGGACGGGGGCCATGTCCACCTGCCGCAGGGCTGGGCCGTCACGCGACTGGAAACCGGCAAGGTCGTCGTCTCCAGTCCCGGCGGCGCGAAAGTCCTGTTCCGTGAGATCGTTTGATCCTCTGGGAGGAGTGCCGGATCTGTGACGGGTCAGGGTTCTACGGACTCGACTCGCAGGCGAACTTTCTCGTCTGCCGGGACTGCCACGGAGCAGGCGGGGGCTGGAAAGACCGCATGGCCATCATTGAGGGCAAGCCTCAGTGAGGATAATCAGATGGAGACAGATATGAACGAGATGAGCAACTGGCGCAAGGCCAGCTACAGCCAGGGCGCCTCCAACTGCGTCGAGACCGGGTCGAAGGACGGCTCGGTCGCGATCCGCGACACCAAGGACCGGAGTGCCGTCCTGACGGTCTCCGCCACGTCGTGGAGCACGTTCCTCGTGGGCATCAAGCGGGCCTAAGGTGATCCGCAGTCACGGGCCGGGTTCGTACAACAAGGGCTGCCGGTGCCGCACTTGCATTCAGGCGAACCGGGACCGGGTCAGGCGCCAGCGGGAACGCCGTCGCCTGCGGGTCCGTGACGCGGGTCTGCCTGAGGGTGTGGAACACGGAGCGTCGGCCTACGTGAACTGGAGCTGCCGGTGTGAAGTATGCCGGGCGGCTCACGCGGAAAAGCAGAGGGAAAGCAATGCCTGACCCGTATGAGCGCCACGGGAAAGACAAGTGGGGAACCTCGGGACCCCGGGGCCAGCAGCGTGCCGCCGACGACGAGAAGCTCCCGGCGGTCCCGGGAAAGAAGGACCCCAGTGCCTGCAAGCAGAACCACTGGGGTCCGCACGAGCCGGAGCTGGTATCAGTTCCCTATGGAACCGGAACCGGGTGCCGATGGTACCCCTCCTACGCTCACCGGGGAGAGTTCGTCCCCCGGTGGGACTGCCTCCATCAGGAGCACTGCCGTCACTGCGGCAAGGTGCTCCGCGCTCGCCTGGACGATTCCGAGTGCCCGGACTGGACACCGGAGATCCCCGAGGCTGCCTATGAGGCGTGCGAGGAATGGGCGCAGCGGTACCGCAGGTACCGCCCTGTCCCGAGGACAGAGAAACCTCGGACGGGATACCGGAAGCCGAAGGCAAAGTAGCCTCAGGGTGCTAGGCTAGTAAACACTCCCGCAAGGGGGCCGAGGGGAGTGCAGCAGTCGGTAGCTGGCTGGGCCCATAACCCAGATGTCACGGGTTCGAGTCCCGTCTCCCCCACAATTGTACGGAAAACCAGTAAAGCCAGCGCAAGGGCTTGGTACTTGCGACGCCGATAGGAAAGGATAAGAGTCATGGATAAGAGCATGAGCAACGGCGCGGGCAACAGCTTCGCCAACGGACCCAGCCAGGTCGTGATGAACTGGGAGCTGAAGCGGCTCCTGACGGAGCAAGTGACGATCTGGGACTTCATGGAATGGAAGAATCCTGCATGAACTGGCGTAAATCATCCCATAGTATGGGTAACGGCAATTGCCTGGACATCGCATCCGAATGGCGAAAGAGTTCCTATAGCTGGGGCAACGGCAATTGCGTTGACATAGCCGCCGAATGGCGCAAGTCGTCATATAGTCACGCGACCGGAAATTGCCAAGATATCGCCACAGGATGGCGCAAATCGGACAATGAGCCGGTTGTCTACATGGCCGACACCACCGAGGGCACCGGCTTCGAGCGCACCGTCCTGGAATTCACTCCGGGTGCCTGGAAGGCATTTCTCGCCCGGCTCCGCTAACCGGGAAAGCCGGACATGATCCGCAGGATCGCCGGATGGCTTCTCATTGCGTTCCTCCTGTGGTGGGCCGTCAGGGAACCGGCCCAGGCCGCTCATGCCGCTGACGGGATCGGTCACGCACTCTACGTCGCGGCCACCGGGTTCAGCCGGTTTCTCTCGGCGCTGTAACAACCGGGAACTACCCTCCGGTAACGTTGACAAACCTCGTATCGCAGGTACTGTCGGCAGTAAGAAACCGATGGGAAGCGATACGATGGATTACGACAGCGTGTGCCCCTGGCCCGGGGAAACCTGGGACGAGGTAGCCGAAGCATCCCTGCTTCACGAGCCGACACCGTGGATGCGGGAGGGCCTGATGGTCCCGGATCCCGTCTAGGGATCCGGCGAGGTTCGACTCCCCGGGGTCCACGGGCCGGAGCCTGTCAGCGGGTCCATGGAGACATGAACATCGAAGGCGCTTGACCTGCTCTGGCCATCAACGAAGGACGCATGATGACTGACCTGAAGCACCACCCGCTCCAGTGGATCCACGAAGCGGGACACTGGGTGGGACTCCCGAACGTCATCCAAGGGCATCTGTGCGACTGGTTCGACAGCAGACGCGCAGCTTCCGGCACCGAGATGACAGGGAAGGATGACATGAGCGGCGACAATGACGACTGACTTCTGGCTACGGGAAGCCGAGATCGGCACCCGGGCAGCCCTCTGGGAGCTGTCCGAGACCAAGGGGCACAGTGCCCTCAGCAAACTGATAGGAGATAAGCATGATAGTGACAATCCTGAACTTGATGATCAAGGGCTATAGGGCCAATCCGGTCCGCCCGCACTGTGACAGTCGGGCTGGCATCCACACCCTCGCCTGTTCGCTGATCATGCCGGGTCTATCTCGGATTGCCGGGGTAGGACCGGAATGTGACATGCCGTCTCCGCCTAAGAGCGGTCTCGCGCTATGCGGTGAGCAGCCCTCCAACTCTCCGCACTGGCGCAAGAGCGGTCTCATGCTCTGCGGCGAGAAGTACTCGCGCCCCGGCCGCTGGTAGCGGTTAAACTTGCAAGCCGGGCGTTCCGCCTTCCCCAGATCCCGGAACGCCCCGCCCCCGGAGTAGCCCGACCCGCCGCTCCGGGGGCACCTTCATGCTCCCGGCGCGGGCCGATTCACCCGGGTTCGATCCCCGGTGGGAGCACGTGACAATTACCCCCCCTCCCAGGCAGAAGCAGCGGAAGAAACTGGAGCCTCTCGCGCTCGTGGCCAGCGCCCTGGCTTCCGTCACGTCGATGTTCATCGGGTCCCTGTTCGGGGACTCCGGAACCCTTATCGGGACCGCCGTCGGCTCGATCGTCAGCGGCTCAGCGGTCGTCGCGTACGAGAACTTCGCGACGTTCACCGCGTCCCGCCTGAAGAAGACCACGGGCAGGCTGTATGCCCACGACCCGGATGCGACCCGGATCATTCCCTCTCATCAGGCGCGCAAGCACCGCAGGACGCTGATCTGGACCGGAGGGGCACTCACGGCGGGACTGTGCGTCATCGGGTGCTTCGCGGTCCTGACACTCACCGAAGCCGCCTCCGGCAAGACCCTCCACGGCGTGACGACGAATACCCGGGACTACGGCTACACGCTCGGGACGAGCACCACCACGACTCCCTCCCCGTCGGCCCCGGCGGTCGTTCCCCCGGCGAGCCGCAGCGCCACGGCAGAGCCGTCGCAGGCCTTCATTCCCAGTTCGCCCCCTCCGGTAAGCATGAGCCCGTCAGTGTCGCCCTCCGTCACGCCCAGCTCCACCCCGAGCTTTCTCTCAACGCAGCCCGCGTTCCCGGCGCAGACACAGGCTCCCGCAGATCCCACCGGCTCAGCCGTACCCTAGACATGCGAAACCGGCCCCCGTTCCAGTCGGAACGGGGGCCTCGCGATGACAGCTTTAACTGGTCGCGATCCGTGCGGGAGTGGCGCCTTTCTGGTTCTGGTACCGGGAGTTGAGTTCAGGAGAACCATAGGGAACCTGCGCGGGCGAGCTGAGCCTGAACAGGCACAGCTGGGCGACCGGCATTCCGGGGCGCAGCAGCATCGGGAGCTGAGCCAGGCTGGACAGCTCCAGGGTGACCTCCCCGTGGAACCCGGGATCGATCCAGCCGGCCGTGCTGTGCACCATAAGCCCCAGTCGGCCTGTTGAACTCCGGCCCTCGATCTTCGCCGCCAGGTAGTCCGGGACGCAGATCTTCTCCATCGTGGTGGCGAGGACGAACTCGCCCGGCTTGAGGACGAAGGGCCGGTTCGGGCTGACGACCACTTCCCGGGTGAGCATCTGGGCCAGGGCCGAGTCGATGACAGGGTGGTTGTGGGTGTCGAAGACCCGGAAGGAACTCCCCAGGCGCAGGTCGATACTCGCGGGCTGGACGTTGCCCGCCTCGTAAGGGACGACATAGAAGTCGCCGGACTCAATCTCGGTTCGGATATCGCGATCAGATAGCAGCACGCCGCTATTCTTCCATGTCGGAGACAACGGCCTCCTCGATATAGCCGAGCTCCAGGCGATCCAATTCTGCGAGGATCTCCGACCGGCTAATCTCGTCCCCCTTGATCTGGGACAGGTACCAGCCGATGACGTTGGCGAATTCACGGCCGCTCTCGCAGAAGTTGACGAATGACGATCCGGGAACCTCGCTCAGGCGTTCGCAGGCGGCGGAGCAGGCCGAGACGGCTTCCTGCGGATTCTGGGTACTCGCCCAGGCACGGGCGGCGGTGAAGATTTCCTGCTGTGCGGCAGGCCACGGATCATGCTTCAAAGGCTGGTTCCTGTGAACTTCCAGCAGGACGATCGCGTAAGCCACGAGCTTGGTAAGCACGAGTACCTCCGAACCGATGGTACGGCGAAGCGACGGTCACCGCAGGGCAGCCGCCGCTCCGTTCGCTACTTCGCGGGGTTAGATGCCAGTGATGCCGAGGGGGTAAGGTTCTGGCGCAGGATCAGGGCGAGGATCCCCGAGAGGATTGTCGCTCCGGTGGCAATTTCGTTCGCGCCCAGGTGCAAGCCGAAAGCACCGCAGGCTGTGGCGATTGTCGCCAGCGAACCTACGATAAGAGGAACGGCGACCGGGCGCGTCATGACTGCCGTGTAGACCGTCGCCAGTCCCGCACAGATGACCGTGATAGCCGCCTCCTGCGTACCACTTACATGGAATGCGAACGCCAGGAGGGCGGCCAAGCCGCCACTAATACACCATGCGGCCACGGCAGGTTCGTACGACAGGATCTGCTTGAGGATCTTCATCCGCGTCTGCTTTCTAGAGAACGAAGGACTTGTAATCAACGAACTGAGCGAGGTAATCGAGAGTGCTCGCGTGAATCAAGAAGGATCCAGAAAGACCCCAGGAATCTGACCAGCTGTTCCTGACTTTGATAACGGTGTTCTTCAGGTCCAGTCCGCCAAGCAGGGTCTGGCCGAGTTGCGGAATGGCGTACTGGCAGGTCTCGTGACCTCCGGCGACTCCGGACTCAACTGCCGCCCTGAGAGCGTCAGGGGAACCATCGCCGTCCACGAAACCCTCGGAGTCAACGGACATCCAGGAATTAAAAAAGGGCGTCCCTTGGATAACCGTTCCTGCCTGGAGCATGGAGATTGCGTCATGCACCGTACTGCCGGACTCATAGCTCGTAATCAGCTTCTGCTTTTCGAGTTCCGTACAGCAGAACAGGCCCGTTGACCCGCAGTCCGTTGGCGGCCATTCCTGTGACGGGTCTCCGGTCTGGTCCGTGCAGACGTTATAGAACTTGATGGCGAACTCTTCGTTCGCCTTGACGTCCGAGGCAGATAGCCCGGCAGGCAAGTCCTTCCCGGCCGAAGCGTAACGCTCGGAAAGACTTGCCGTGGTGGCATTCGCCGTGCAGCTGCCGAGAGCGTCCACGTTCGCCGGAGCGCTGGGAATGAAGGAGGAGACGATAATCCCCTGCTTGATCAGGTCTTCCTGGTCAAGAACGGGGATCGGGATGCTGTGCTCAATTTCCTTGAGCTGCTCCCGGCGCCAGTGCAGCTTCTCGAAGTGCATCGGGTCTGGCACCATTGAACGACCAAACTTGGTCTGCGTAACGCCCTCGTAAGCCATGCTTTCTCAATCTCCTGGGGTACGTGAAAGTGCAGGATGAGGACTGTGAGCAGCACAGCCTCGAACGCCCTGTGGTGGCGGCATATCCAGCTCAGGGTGGGTGCGCGACCAGTAGTAATGGCGACGACTTCATAGGTGCAGGCAAGAGCGACGACCGATTTCACGGCCATCTCGCTGCTCACACGGAACGGCTATCGTTTTCCATCACGTCTCGATGATAGATCGCGCCGGGGATTCCCGCTATACAGCTTTCCATGCGGAGAAAGCGGCGTTTCCGGCTCCCTGAACACGCCAGACATACGTACCGGGAACGACGGTCGCCGTAGCGTGGACGGCGGTCACCGTCTCCGAGACAACAACCGTGCCGACCTTCGCCGGGGTGCCCTGGGCGATCTGGTATCGGTAGTGCGGGGACGGGGCGCCATTCACCTCCACGACAGACCACGCCATGTCGATCAGCAGCCACGGAGTAGCGCTCAGGGACGCCGGGGCGGGAGGGGTGACTACCGGCTCGGTGCGCAGCGGCCAGCCCGCCAGGTACACGGCGGAGGCATCGTAGCCGGCGGTGTTCAGGTACTGGGTCGCGGCACAGGTCGCGGTGACCCCCCCGGCGAGCTCGGACGTGACCTCATGGGGACTCCCGGTCCAGTCGGCGCACCAGATGTCATAGTCCCTCCCGAGGACCAGGGACCCGGTGGCGGCACGGACGGCACCGATGTTGCCCTTGACCGTGTAAACGGTGGGACGGTAGTAGCCGTGGGCGCGGCGCAGTTCTACCCAGGAGGCCGCCTGAGCGGCAGTGGCGTCCCCGGCCTCGCAGTCGATCACGTCACCCTCGTTGGCCGTGTAGTCCACCGAGACCTGGACCTTGACAGCGTGCGGGAACAGGTCCCACTGGGCCGTGGTCCAGGCGAAGCTGCCGTTGACGTAGCCCGCGACATAGGCGGTGTCCGGGAAGCTGAGGTGAATTCCCGCGACGAGTGAGTTGATGCCGTCGTAACAGGTCGTGGTCACTGGCTATCTCCTTTGCCTTTTTCTTCCTCATGGCGACGGAGCGCCTCAAGGTGATGCTCAATTGCGTGCGCTCCATAGTGCTTCGCCCAGAATGCGGCGAGATACCGGCCGATCTTGTGGCGCATCAGCATAGTGGAAAGCCCCACGATAACCGCCCACTCAACCGCCGCCATATTGTTGCCCCAGGTGGCAAGCCATGCGACGTCATAAAGATCGCGCAGGAGGCTCACGCGCTTCCCCCGGGGACAAGCAGGTTGCAGGCGACGGTCAGGGCGACCCCGAAGCCGATGATGGCCACGGTCTCGATGTAGCGGTGCTTGCGCCAGGACCGGGCGTAGCCTACGAGCAGGGCGATGAGCAGGGCGATGGCCCCGGACTGAGCCAGGGCCATCCATCCGGACGTCCACAGGAAGGGCAGTGCCGGGGCTACAGTGCCGGCGAAGGTACTGGCCGCCATGACGGGAACCGCCGCCCAGTGCGTCTGCGTTTGCCCCATCGCATCCCCGGATGCCATGGAATAGGCAGCCGATACCGCTCCCATGGCCGCCGCCGGGAACACCAGATGCGGAGCCTGGCTGGCGAGAAGGATGATGACGCCGACAATTGATACCAAACCATCCGAAAAACCAAAGATGGCAGTGCCGATGGTGGACCGGAGAAACTTACGAATGCGGCCACTTCCAGTTCCACGGCCCGTCGATGGCGAGGCAGAGGAACCCGATGAGGGCGAAGAGGGGCCACTGGAAAGCTCCATGTCCGAGACTCCAGGCGTAGAAGACGATTCCCAGCGCGAACGCGACGATGGCGATAAGACGGATCATGACTTCTCCCTGGATAGTCCCTTGACGAATCTCGCAGCCTCATAATCCGAAGCTGACAGAAGATGAACTCCGAGATCACCTCTGTGATGCCGCTCGCAGAGCCATTCAAGGTTCTCGGCACTTTCTATCCACGCGCCGACTGTATCCGGGTCGGAAACGCCAGGATAGTCCTTCTCCAGCCAGGCGAGATTGACGCCGTTCTGGAGGGAGAACTCAATATGCGAGTGATGGAGTTCAAGGCGCCCCTGACAGTCGGAGAAATCATCCCGGTGTTTCCCGATAGCGCACTTTGCCGTATCTCTGGTGCGCTTGCGGTACGTCTCGAAATCTTTGTAATTCGGGTCACCGTCTCTTGCGGGATGTTCCGGGAACCTGATCCAGTAAGAGTGCGTTACCTTCTGGTCGTGGGCGGGGACGTCAGCCACACACTCACTTTCCGTAAAGCTTCATGCAGTCGCGGCTGCCGTCGATCTGGGCGACGTACTTCTCGAACTGCTTCGCCTCGGCCTGAGTGGCGGGAGAAACCGTCAGGTACAGCTTCATGAACTCATCCCATGCGGGAGCCTGGGCGGGATCGTTCACCGCCACATAGGACAGGAAGCCGTTCCACTGGTCCTTGGAGGCGTTGGAGCTGGTGCCGAGCAGCAGGGCGACGAACTTGTCCCAGATCTGCGTGTCGGCCGCCCGGGTGGCATTGCCGCCCTGGCAGGAGGTAATCGATCCCTGCTGGATTTTCTTGGACAGGGCCCGCGTCTGGCTCGACTGGATGCCGAACAGCACCGCGAGAACGGCAAGCCCGGCGCAGACTACCCCGACCAGGATCAGGCAGTACTTGAACCATGTCACCGCGCGGGTAAGCCTGTCCACCTGCCGCTCGGCGGCACGGATCATCGCGGATTCATCAATTTCCGGCATCGGGATCTCCCTGGAAGTGCGCGGCGGTGCTATGCCGGGGGGTAATGGCGTGATTCATGGTACGCAGGAGAATGGCGGCTGCCGTCTGCTCTCCCGGCTGGACCGGGAACCCGATATTCGCTCCTTCCTCATAATTCCGGATCTTGAGGAGGAATTTCCGCAACTGGAGTTCTTCGTCAGCGTCAAGGGCGTCTTCCATGAACAGCTCCAGGAGCCGGTCGATTTCCGAGCGCCGGGGATCGGGCTGGTGGAGGATCTTGGCAGCGTCCATGGCGACTTGCTTCCAGAACACGTCAATTTTGGTCTCAAGGACGACGACTTGCTGCTGAATCGGCTGGAGCGCCTTGCCGATAATGATCTCAACCACATCCTGGAGGCGCTGGGCCGCGTCAGTGTTCTGCTGCTCGACAGAAGTAATGCGGTGCACCAGCGGCTGGAGGGCGGTCTCAATGGCGCCTTTCAGGCGTTCCGCCTGCCGGTCTCCCCGGTTCTCGCGGAACCCGAGGTAAGCGACCGTGGCCGCGACGAGGGCGGCAATGGTGGAAGCGACCGAGATCCATATCACGCCCGGCTCCGGAGGACAGCCGTCGTGATGTCGTGCTGGTGCATGGGTGACCCTCCGGAGTGACTGTAGAACCGTTATTTAATTGTAGGTGTTAATAGTTTCCGGAGAAAATAACTCCGTAACTCATCTTCCGGCCCAGAGGGGGGCGAGTGCACCCTCGTAGTTATAGACGGTAGGAGCCGTCTGGCCGTAGTAGATCTGGGCCAGGGTGTTCATCATGGTGATGAGATACGCCGCATAGGAAGCGTCGCTCTGATCCCCCGGGGCATCGGTGTTGGTGCCGTCATAGCCGACACTCGCCAGAACGGTTGCGGGAGTACCCTCGGCGCCGTTCCCGACAAACGTCCACAGGTTGTTGATCTGATCCATCAGGTCCCGGAGGCTGAGAGACAGGGTGGTAAGCGTGTTGTCAATAGTGCCGCTGGTTGCCTGTGCCCCTACAGTCATTTCCTTTTCTCCTCTTACGCTGGCGGATAAGTAAGGCTGTTGGAATACGTGAGGGTGAACGTGCTCGTGCTGTCCGTCCAAGTCCAGATTCGTTGCGTGCCCACTGTTTCCTGTATTTGTGACAAAGTTCCGGCTCCGAGATCTGAAATGGCCTGACAGTAGGCCGTAATGGCATCCGTGAAAGCACTTTCCACGGCATCCTGATCGAAAGATCCAGTTTCACCTGGAGTGGGAAACTGGATAATGAGACTTGGATTGGGGCCGGGATCCTGGAGCTGATTTTCGAAGACATAGGAACTGGCATACTCCTCGTCAAAATAAAGAGGAGAGCCGGAAACTGGCACTATAGCGCCGCCTTGCCCGTTAAGGGGAGAGGTCGTCAGGTGACCGCCGATAGCGGCGTAATAGGTGATAGAGGAAAGACTGAAAGACGATGGAGTCTCAGGGAAGTGATTGGACATTATATTCTCCTTTGCTAGGGTCCCTTGCGGGTGAAGATGCTTCCGTATCCTGTCGTTGAAGAGGTATTGCCTCCGCCGGCACCGTTGGCGATGGCAATCCCGACGGTATTAGGAATGGTGGTATTGAATGCCTTATTCGGTCCGACCCCGGTGAGGGGGGCGGCATTGGTGCCGGTCCTTGCGCCGTCAAGGCCGACGCTGCCCTCGATCATGGCGGTACAGCTGCCCGTCGCCCCGGTGCCGGTGACCATGACCCAGCCTTTCACCCACCCCGTCGTAAGCTGCGTCGTTGACAGAAGGCCGACGGCATTATCGCCTGCGACATTCGCGCCATTCAGCCAGACCTGGGTGGTAATGGTATTGAGATAGGTGCCGGCAAACGGGACCTCCACCTCATAGACACTGCCCTCGCTCGCGTCCCCGGCGGGAATAACCCATCCGGCGGTAACCATGGCAGGTGTCGTGCCGGTTCCCGTATAGGTCGCGGTATCGGTCAGGGTAAGCGGGACATACCCCGAGAAGCCCGAGGAGTTCGTGACGGCGAGATTGCCGCCCTCGTTCGCGCTGACCACGCTGGAATCGGCTACCGAGGTGGGAGTGGTGCTGGAGCCGATGACGGTGACCTGACCGCTGGTGACTCCGGCCTGGACGGGATTGCCGTAGGGATCGGTGGAGGAAACGGAGCTGATGCCGAGGGTGTAGGAGGGAGTCCCGGTGCCGTAGGTAATAGTGACCTGACCGTCCCCGCCGTTGCCTGCCTGGGTGGCACTGTTGCCGTAGCTGACCACCAGCGTGGGGGTCTCGAAGTACCCCCATGTCTGGGTAGCGCCCCAGTTGGACCCGGGGCCGATCAGCAGCGACTTGAAGCCGCCGTCCTGGATCAGCGCCCCGATCGTGGCGGTGCTGGAGAAGACATGGGTGATCTTCCCCAGGGAAATCCAGACGTCATCCCAGTTCCGGATGGTGCCCCCGCTGGTGGGGGAGGCAAACGAGCTGAAGCTCGCCTGGCTGGAGAGCTGAAGCTGGATCAGGACAGTCGAGCCGTTGGTGGAGTGCAGGGCGTTGAGTTCCAGCGCTACCCGGGTGATGACCTTGCCCGCCAGCTCGGACTGCATGGCGGCATACGGGAACAGGACGTAGGAGAACTGGTACTGACCGTGCGTGTTATTGGGCTGGAGTCCCTGGTAAAGCGGGGTCGTGCAGCGGAAGGCCCCGTTGTTGCCCCAGTAGGAGTAGGTGCCCGAGGGAGCGTAACTGTAGCTGCCGGTCGTCGTGCCGGTGACGATATAGCCCGCGCCGCCGCCTCCCCCGCCCGGGGAGGAACCGGAGACGCCGGACAGGCCGGTGTTGCCGCCTGCCCCGCCTGCCCCGCCGCCGGACGGGGGGGCTGCGCCCGTTCCGCCATTGCCCCCGGCGCATTCCGAGCCCTGATTGCCCTCGCCGGACGGCCCGGCCGAGCTGCCGCCGCCGGCCCCGCCGCCGCCGTGGGCCGCGTCCGCGCCGTCGCCGCCGTCGTAGTGGATGGTGTTGAAGGAGCCGGTTCCCCCGTTGCCGCCCTGGTAGTTCGCGGTCGCCCCGGCGCCGTTGGCTACCACGGGAGGGTTGATGCTGGTGCTGGGGGGGGTGACGATCGTGGTACCCCCCTGGCCGCCGCCCTGGAAGTTGAAACCGCCCTGGCCTCCGCCCCCGATGAAGATCGTGTAGACGTCCCCGGGATTCACCGACAGGGACGGCTCCTCGGCATACTCGCCGCCGCCTCCGGACTCCCCGCCTTCATTGGTGGCACCGCCCCCCCCGCCGCCGGCTGCCGCTCCCCAGCCCTGTACCCGCATGGTGGAGACGGACGTGGGAACGGTGAAGGAGTAGGTTCCGGCCGTGGACCAGGTCTGGGAGGTTGATCCTGAGGTATATCCCAGGACCGCACCCGAGCTGTTGGTCATCGTATGGACGAGGGAAGCGGCGGTACCCCCGGAAATCGACGGCGAGACGACACTCGGGGTGAGCACGGAGCTGGAGTTCAGGACCGAGGTGGAGTCAAGGGAAACCCCGGTCATGGAGGCGCCCGCGATCGATCCCGCCAGCACGTTGATGCCGGCCGGGTAGGTGTTGCCGTAGGTGTCAGTTCCGGCGGCGGGAGCCAGCGAGAAATAGAGGTTCGCCGTGGAGGGACTTCCGGTGTAGCCGTAGATGGCCCCGTTGCCGCCCGTGCCCAGGTTGATCTCGGCGGTGTTAATGGTGTTGGAGTTGTTGCCCACCATGTTGCCGGGGATCTGGTTGGTGGTACTCGTAGGCACCGCGCTGGTGGCGGCAGCATACGGATCGTCAGGCGACAAGCTCAAGGCGCACCTCCTGCTCTATACTTCTCGCCATGTGCCTTGGCGATGATGGCGGATGTACTGCACCGATCCACGGTTATGGTTACTGTTCTAAGCATTACCAGCGATGGGTAAAGTATGGAGATTCAAGCGTTAACTTTTATGCACGATCAAAGATAGATCGATTTTTCTCTAAAGTGAATAAAGAAGGTCCAGTTCCAGAATATCGTCCCGACCTAGGGCCTTGCTGGATATGGAATGGAACTGTGGGAAAAGATGGATACGGAGTATTTTCTATAAGTCGTAACGTAACACGCGGTGCTCATAGGCTCAGTTTTCTTATAGCCTACGGTCCGATTCACAATCAACTACAGATTGATCATTTGTGTCGAGTGCGCCTCTGTGTCAATCCGAATCACTTGGAAGCGGTTACATCGAGAGTAAACACTCTTCGCAGCTACAGCGTCTCCGCGAAGAATAGTCAAAAAACTCACTGCCTGAAAGATCATGAATTTACCGAGGAAAATACTTATATTCGAGTCGGAGAGAAAAAAGGACGTACATGTCGCGAATGCCATAGGATAAGGATGCAAAAGCGACGACATGGTAACTCTACGAACTCAAATAGATGAGGCTGAACTGCCCATTGAAGCTGTGCGAGGTGTCCGTCGTCCAGCTGGTCGCCGTGCCCGACTGGTACCGCGCACTGGGGGAGATGGATTCCCCGGTGTTGAGGTAGTAGGCGCCGATCGCCGTCGCCGCCGTGGGATAAGTCCAGCTCCCGGCCACCTGGATCTGCTGGTACCAGTCCGGCATCGCCTGGGGGGTCGTGGGAGCGTTTACCCCGCCGCTAGTGGGGACCGAGAAGCCCGCCGTCAGGCTGTCGCCGGAATTCGCCGTCGAGCGGGTGGCCGCGCCGATTTCCTCGACCGCCAGGTACCAGCCCGGAACCTGGGCGGTGTAGGCGGTGCCGTTCCAGCCGCCGTAGTTGTCCCCGAAGGTGCTGTGGATCAGTCCCGTCGCGGTCTGCATCGGCACCGTGATGGCGGTATTCACCGTCCCTGAGGTTGCCGTCGTCTGGCGGGCCATCAGGTACGGGCGGTTGATGAGGAAGTTGAGGTCGTTGGCGATCTTCTCGTTCAGCTGGGGCGCGAGAGGTCTCTGGAAGCCTGCCAGGATCGCCTGCGTCTGGATCGTGGCACCGCTCCCGGACGGGGTTCCCACCCGGGCGTAGGCGCTGTTGATGGCCGACGAGGGGGCGGTAACGGGCAGGCTGACCAGCTTCCACGTCTGGGTCGGCACGGTGAAGTTGGACAGCACCGACGTGACGTAGGTCCCGCTGTTCAGGAAGTCGAACCCGGCCTGGATTACCGTTCCCGAGGTCCAGGTCCACGCGTCCAGGTAGACCACTTCGGTGGGATCGACCTGGAATGTCCCCCCGCCTTCCATCGCCCCGGACGCCGACCCGTTGTTCACGTAGACGCCGGCATTGGGATACGGTGCCCCGGCGGCCGGGCTTGAGGTCACGGTGAACGACCCGTTGAAGCCGCTCCACTTGCTCGTCCCGGCCGTGAAGTAGGAGTTCTGGACGATGTTCGTGACCGACTCGGGGGGCATCCCGGCGGTGAACTGGAAGCCCGTGACGTTCGGCGGCTTCCAGTGCTGGGTGCTGCTGTTGAGCGCGCCCATCCAGTTCATGATGAAGTGGCTGTAGTTCGCGCTGCCGAAGGCTGCCGCCACGCTGGTGGCGGTGATGACCTGGACAGTGTCCCCGGCGTTCAGGTCGAACAGCTTGGTGACCGAGGCCCCGGTGTTCTGGTTGGCACTCGGGGTCGCCGCGTAGGCCCCTCCCCACCGGATGGCCCCGTTGACGTCGAACCCGGCGATCGCCGTTCCCACGGTAAAGGCCGGGCTGTAGATCAGGTTCGCGTGCATGAAGTACAGTCCGGACAACGGCACCGTGTAGGTGCGGGCAGAGACGTTGTAGCCGCTGTAGTTGTCTTCAACCGGGGTGTTGCTGAACGGCACGGTCGTCACGGAGCTGGCGTTGATCGGCGCCGTGGACTGGACCGTCACGTCCAGCATCGGGGGGTAGTTGAGCAGGTTCAGGCTCTGGTTGATCGTGGCGTTCAGTGCCGAGCTGCTGAGTGTCGTCAGCCCGGTGATCACCGTCATCGGGGACGGCACCGTGCTTACCGGCGTGCCGTAGCCGTTCAGGACGCCGGTCCAGATCTGGGTGAAGCGCGGGGTCTGGCCTACCGTCGTGACGGTGTTGACCACCAGCGGGATCCTGGTAGCGGTCGGGCTCAGTGCGTAGACCGACGGACCCCAGTCCGCGCTGTAGAGCGGGGGGACGAGCTCGACCATGTCGCAGGCGAAGCCGGCGTTGTTGTAGACCGTGCTGGCGGGCTGCATGCAGCCGATGTCAGCCGGAGGATTGCCGGTGATGGCGGAGTCGTTCCACTCCACGCCGTACATGCCCCCGGCGACCGGGAACTTGGAGATCGGGACGAACGCGAACATGAGGTTCCAGCCGCCGTACTGGCCCGAGATCCCCGCCGAGCCGGGAGCAACAGCCCCGCCGGAGTTGAATCTCGCCTCGTTGCCGACCCCGTCCGCGCCGGTCCCGTACAGGGCAGCGTTGTCGATCACCGAGATGGCGTCCCCGTTCACCCCGCCGAGGAAGCTGGGTGCTCCCCCCGTAGGGGCGGTAGCCTGCGCTCCCGCCTTGATGAAAGTCTCTACCAGCAGGGGGCGGTTAGCGTGAAAGCTTGTTCCCGTGGCATTGAATGCACTGCCATCTATGCTGTAAAAATCCTGGTTAAAAGCTGGTGCGCAGTTATGGGAGTGTTCGTCGCATAGCTGGAAGGGGAGATTGGCACCTAACATCACCTCCTTGTGTTACACTCCAGTCCATGGCGGATCAGGAGCGCTGGCTTCCAGTGGTGGACTATGAAGAGTTTTATGCAGTATCAGACTACGGACGCGTGAAACGTCTCGTCTACCGCAAGGGTCCTCGCGGTACAGACTGGCCCTATCTTAGGCCGACTCCGAATCCGAGCGGTCATCTCCGAGTTACCCTTCACCGAAACGGAAGGGGAATAGTCAGACTCGTGCACCGCATCGTCCTGGATGCCTTTGTGGGTCCTAAACCTAAAAGCATCGTTTCTCGGCATCTCAACGGAAATCCTGCCGATAACAGACTTTCCAATCTTGCATACGGAACCTACAAAGAGAACCTTCTCGATGACATTCAACATGGAATCCGCAAGAACATAATTGAATGTCCTCGGGGTCATCCATATACAAGCGACAATACGTATATAGGCCAAAAGGGTGATCGAGTATGTCGAAAGTGTCGCCGAGAGCGGCACCGGGATTACATAGAAGAGAAACTATCCAACCCGGATTCTCCTCGCTGCGAAGAACCTGAGTGCGAGAAAGCGGCGTACGCCAGGGGTTTGTGCAAGAACCACTACAATCGCAACCAGAAAAACAATCCCAACGCCCGCCGTTGCACGGAACCGGGTTGCGAAAAGGCGCACTATGGCAAGGGTCTCTGCTATCCGCACTACTCCAAGATGCGCTACCACGCCAAAAAGCTCGATCCCGGAGTGTCATTACCTGTATTATCCGCGATCAGGGCATTGGCTTCCGGGATCAAAGGAGTCACTTCGAGGGTGGTCTTCCAGCTCGCGGCCCCGAATTCGTGCGATATCTGCTGGATAACCCCGGTCAGGGATATCTGGCTGCCCCCGATCGGGGTTCTCGTCACCGTGATCGTCTGATTCAGCTCCAGTGAGAGAATGGTCGGGAACAATGCCGAGTTGGACGCCTGGACCCCGGCCACGTCAATGGTGACCTGGACCACCCGGTCGTGGGGTTCCTGGTACTTGGCGACCGACCAGTTCACCAGGTCGCTGACGTCGAACGGCAGCATCGCGTACGACTGGTAGCTGATCCCGGAGCGCATGAAGAACTGGTTCTGGCTCTGGAAATTGTTTTCCTGGATGAACAGGTCCTGGTTAGGACCGCGCTGCTGGGTCGCGTTGACCACGTTGAAGATGAACTGGTTGTCTACCGCGAAGCTGGTGTCGTTCTCGAACGGCAGCTGTCCCGGCTGGTCCCCGAACTGGGCCACGACCGGCTGGTCATACAGGCTCCAGCGGTAGGCGTAGACAATGCTGCCGTTGGCCTGGATGTAGCACCGGCCGCCCTCGGACTGGGTGATCTGGCTCATGATGTCGGCGGCCGAGGATCCGTCGTAGTCGTACGCCTCGGACATGAACGTGCCCTCATAATTGCCGTACGTGTTGTACCAGGCGGTTCCGCCGCGCTTGAGGCCCAGCCCTCCCCACGTCAGGACCTGGGCGAACCGTCCCGGTGCCGGGTCTCCGACGAAACCGGTGGCACCCGACTCGTAGTGGTTGGAGATCACCGTCGGATTGAGGGCGTGCGAGTACCAGGCCGCGTGGCCGGATATGTAGTTGTAGCCGTTGTAGACGACCATGCCGGAAACATCGTAAGAGAATCTCGCCGGCCCCAGGGCGAACGCCCGGATCATGGGGATCGTCGCCACCGAGGGAGTGTTCGGCTGCTGCACCCCGTTGAGGTAGGCGGTGACGTTCGTGCCGGCCACGTTGAGAACGAAGTGCTGCGGAGCGTACGTGTCCTGGTTGAACGTCCCCCCGGAGATCTCCGTGCCGTTGACGAAGAATCCCGCCTCCAGGGTGTTGCCCTCGGCGGGAGTGTTGATGCCGACCGTGAGAACGCCTCCGGCGGAAGGGGGAGTCGTACTCGTGGCGACGGTGAAGAAGCTGCTGGGGGATGCCCACGCGGACAGCATCGTGCAGGCGAAACTGGAGGTGTTGCCCCAGGCGAACCAGAACTCGACGGCGAAGGATTTCCCGCTGGCGTTCGTCGGGATGCCGTTGTCGAAGTAGAACATCCCCGGCCCGTTGTCGTTGACCTCCTGGCCGGTGTAGGTCGTGGCCCCGAGGGTGGTGTTCTGGTCCCCCATCAGGTTCAGCGCCTGACCGACAGTCACGGGCTGGTCGTAGCCGTCCCGGTAGGCCCCGAAACGGTTGTTCCCGAAGGCATAGTTGGCCGCGATCAGGCCGTTGGCGTCCAGGGGAGCCTGGACCGGATCCAGGGACTGGGTGGTGAACTCGTACTGTTCCGTCGTCGGGAAGTAGGCGTACGGGGAGTCCTTGCGGATCTCGGAAATGACCGCCGAGAAGAGATTACAGGCGGCCAGCGGGCCGTAGGCATCGGTCGCGGTGACCCGGGAGAAACCCCACTGGGGCATCTTCGGCCACTCCTGCGGCCACTTCTCCGCGTACCCGAATCCCACCGGGTACTGCACCCCGCCGAACCAGGCCGTCACGCGCAGCGGGGTACCCGGGATCACGTTGGGATAGAAGGTACTGGCGGTGTTGGAGTAGGTGAAGATCCCGGTGTGGTTGTCCAGCTGGACCTCAAGCGTCCCGGTTTCTTCCTGGCTCAGTTCGTACTGCCGTCCCCGCTTGACGCTGATGGTGGACTGGCCTTCTTCGTCGGTCGTGTACTGGCTGATGTCGGTCCAGGCCAGGCCGCCGATGTCATAGGTGTAGTCCACGGACTGGGTCCAGTCGCCCGGGGTCGCCCCGAAAGCCGCCTCCACCCGGATGGCGGGAAAGTTCGGGTTCGGCTGGACAGGAGCCGCCGAGGTGATCCTGATTCCCGCCATGACGCCCGACGCCGGGACGGAGTTAGCCCAGGAGGGTGCCAGCGTCACCGCGCCGGCCGAGCTCTGCCGGTACACCGAATACGTCGTCACGTCCCCGGACGTCGCCCCGCCGACCGCCTGGATGCCCGTCCATCCCGTGGGGACGGTCAGGGGGCCTCCCGGTCCTCCCGTGGTGACCACCCCGAGCACCAGGTCGGACGTGGAGGCCGTCTGGGAGGGAATCGTCAGGGTCGTGACCGGGGTGTCGGTCGTGACGGGGGAGACGAAGTCCAGGGAGATCTGCCCCAGTGAACTCGGGACGCCGTCCAGTTCCACGATCGTGTACGCGGTTGAGTATCCCCATCCGGTAAGGGCAACCGATACCCATTCGGTCTGCCGGGGATTGTCGGCCACCCAGAGGGCGCAGCGGGCAAGCGGATCAACGGCGGTGATGCCCGCCTGCCGCCACAGGTTGCCGGCCGAGTCCGTGACGTTGACGGCGGGTGCCTTACCGGACGACTGTGCCGTGGAGGCGGCGGCATTCCACCCGATAAAGGCGGCGAGCATCGTGCCGGTGCCGGGCGTGTTCACCGTGAACGGGACATTGTCCAGCCCGTAGTCGTTGATGACGTTGCCCGGGACGATCTGGGCGATACTGAGGGCTCCCGAACCACCGGAAGCGACGGCAAGAAACCCGGGAGTAACGGTAAGAGCGGCCTGGGCGCTGCCTCCCGGTGCCGCCTGGGCGTTCATCTGCGGGGTGATCGTCAAAGACCCCGTGGCGGTGTTGGATCCCGATCCCGATCCGGAAATGAGAACGGCAATCCCGAAAGAAAGGTTGCCGTCCGTCCAGACCGGATGGGTACTGACCCCGGACGTGCAGTTCTGGTTGTAGGCGAGCCCGTTCCCGGTGGCGTCCAGCTGATAGACGTATCCCGTCGTGCTTCCCGGCGAGGCGATCCCGTTGTCGGAGGCGAAGCAGAAATACATCTGTCCCGCCCCGGACGGGGTGAGCGACGGCATGTTTCCGGTGAAACTGGTGTCCAGGTAGGCTGCCTGAGCGAACATCGCCCCGGTGGTGGAGGAGTACTCCTGTCCGGCCATTTCCAGGAAGTCTCCGGACGTGCCCCCGGAGAAAGTCGGGATCCCGACGGCGGATCCCGTCGTGGTGACGGTTCCCATCCATACCGAGCCGGTCGCGGCGTTACTCGTCCCGGCATAGGAGGCGATCTTGGTCCACGTGGTCACCCCGCCGCCAAGCAGAGCGGTGACGGTGATGCTGCTGGAACCGGAGACGATGATCTCAACGAGCAGGATGTCCCCGACGGCCTGCGGGCTAACAGAAAAGGTGGAATTCCCGTTGCCGTTATCGAAGATCGTCCCGACTGCGGTGAATCCCATGGGTCATTCCTTAGCTGGCGGTCGGAATTCCTATGGAAATCGTCGTCAAGGTGATGCTGTTGCCGCTGTTCATCGTAACCGGCGAGGTCAGGTTCATGGACGTGGCGAAGGTACCGCCCGACGAGGCCGTCCAGAAGGACAGGTCGGTCACGATCTCGCCATTTGTGCCGCCCCAGGAGGACCAGACGGGCTGATTGCTGGCAGTGGTAATCCCCGAGGTCGGGGCGCCCCACGTGACATTCTCGCGGGTCGTTACCGACGAAGGACTGGCAGTGCCCGCCGCTCCCGGATCCCCGGTATGCAGCTTGATGTAAAGGGAAGCGGCCGTGAGGCTCGTCAGCATCGTATTCGCGTAAGTCGTGGAGACGCCGTCACTCATGAGTCATCCTCTTCAAGAACGAGTTCGCAGGATTCCCCGCACTGGCGGCAGTGCCACTCGGGAAAATCCAGGGGCATGCCGCAGCAGGAACTGACAGCCTTCCGGACAGTCGCCACTGCCTGGTGATCCAGGTGAATATCCATGTCATCGTCCGTTTCTGCTGTTCCGCAAGGATGCGAAAGTACGATTAGGCACCTCGGTTAGGAGCAAACCCGGCGGCACCCATGTTGCCATTGCCCCTATTTCTCGAATTCCATTGCAGAGCGTAGGGCTGGACTCCCTCGAAGACGCTCTTGCCGTCAATCTGGAAGATCGCATGGACCATTCCGCCTTCGCCCGGTCCCGACCCATTTGGAGCCGTAACGCGCTCCGGCTGGCCCGTATTGTTCAGGGCAAGAGTCCAGCCCGGGGCCAGCATGCCGCCCTGGTCATACCAGCCCGCGCTCACTTCATGGGCGAGGGCACCTTCGGGATTCCCGTAGCGGCTCTTAATGTAGGCCAGCATCCCCGTGATCTGCCCCGCGACGGTATTGGCATTGCCGCCGTACTGGGCGTATTCGCTGGGACCGTCGATGAACTGGGCGAGGCCGTAGGCACCGGAAGAAGGGTTCTTGGCGTTCGGGTTGAACCCGGCCTCACGGGATTCCACGGCCAGCAGGGCCTGAAGCTGGGCTCCGGTCCACCCCTGGGCGGCGGCCATCACCGTCATCAGGCTCGCGACCGCCGATTCCGAAGCGGACAGATGGCCGGTGACTGTTCCGGCTGCCGCCGTCAGTTCCTGCTGAAGATGATGCTGGATATAGGTGACCGCGTTCGCGGCGGCATGGCCGAGAGCATCGGTCATGTCGGTCGCCGCCGCCTGCGCCATCCCGGCCGACTGGCCGGTCACGTCCGGGAAGGCGACACCGCCGCCCGCAAAGTGCCGGACGCTCTTGTTGATGGACGTGATGCCCTGCTCGCCGCCCAGTGCCCGCACCGCCTGCGGGACGAGAATCCCCTCGCCGGGAGACAGCAGGGCGTGAATGCTGTCGTGGCCCGGGTCGTAGCCGGGCAGCACGCCGCCGGCCGACATCGGCGTAATGCGGACGCCGCCGCCGCCGGGAATGCTGAACCCGCCCACGCTCGCTGAGATGTTCGCGCCGCCGGTACCGGACATGTGAAAGGTCGTGGCCTCGTGCGACGGCCACTGCCTGAGCGTGCTCTCGGCAGCACCTGCCTGCTTGTTCACGCTCTGGGCACCGTCAGACAGGATGCGCATACCGCCGTTGCCCACGATGGTGGCCTGGTTCCCGGCCTCGGTAATAGATCCCCTGAGACTGTCCGTCTTGCCCTTGGTGGTGCCAGCCTGGGAGGCGTTATTGCCGTACGCCTGGGTCAGTTCCTGCTCAAGCTCCTTGATGTCCGAAGCCGAGAAACCGTAACTCTGGAGAGTCTTGGTCAGCTGATCCTGAGCGCTCTTGGTAACCCCGGACTGCGAGCCGTTTTCCTGAAGCGACTTGGTGTACGCCTCCGTCAGGCCGGTGATGTTGGAAGTATTGACCCCGGCACTGGCAATGGCATTGATGACATCCTGCTGAAGAGTGTCCGCGAACGTCTTGGCTACCGAGGTGACGTTGGTCAGCTTCTGGGTAAGCGTGTCCACGAGCCCGGACATATTGCTCGTGGAGCCCCCGGCCTTGTCCACCCAGCTCTTGAGAGCGGAAATACTGTCGGTCGCGGGTCCTCCGGCCTCCTGTGCCAGGGCACTGACCTCTGCCGCCGCCGTCTTGGACTGGGCCGCGTAGGGAATCAGCTCCGCGACGATATCGGCAACGCCCTTGGTGTAATCCCCGCTGGTAACCACCCCGGCGGTCATGCCGGTGCGCAGGCTGTCGATGAAGGTGTTGGCGCCGGTAATGGACTGGTCGAACGCCTGCCAGGTCTGGGCAGAGGAGCCGCTGAAGGTGTTCAGGCTGGCGGCGATCTGGCTCACCGACAAGGTGATGCCCGCCGTGGCGGACGTGGAGAACGCCGTGATCTTGGAGCCGGTCACCGCCGCGACATTGCCCATCTGTTCCAGGTCCAGGTTGAGCTGGGAGAACCCGGATGTCAGGGAGGTGGCCATCGAGATGAACTGATCCCAGGCGGTATTGACCTTGCTGATCTGGGAACTCTGGATTCCGGCTTCGACATTGATCGCGTTCATGGAGTTGGCCAGGGTATTCCCGCTTTGCCCCAGGGAATCAAAGCCCTGGATCAGGGACTCGATCTGGATCCCGGCCTTGTTCGCGTTTACCCCGAGAGTCACCTGCGTCGTTGCCAGCTTGACCCCGGCCAGGTCAGCGATGCCGAGGGCGGCCGAGAAGCTCACCCCGTACGTCTGGGAGATCGACTCCGCGCCGGCGACGACGTTGTTGCTCTCATTGAAAAGCTGCTGCTGATTCTGGGTCAGGGCCTTGGTGGAGGTCACGGACTCGGCAGCGGACAGCAGGCCGCGCTGCTGGCTGGCGTTCCACGCGTCATTCGTCTGGGCGAGCTTCTGGGTCGTGTCGGCCAGCTGCTGGCCGATGACATTCAGCACCGTCAGGTTGGTGGCGGAGGACACCGCCTTCTGGGATGCCTCTACCCACTGCTGCGTGGCGTTCTTGGTGTTGACAATCCAGATCGTCAGGACGGTCAGGGCGGCCACGGCAAGCATGACGGCCGCGCCCCACGGCCCGGACATGAACGCCGCCGCCTTGCCGAGTCCCCCGACCAGGGTCGTCGCCCCTGCATCGAGAGTCGTCATCGCGCCGGACATGGCGGCGGCCTCAGACTCCATGTCCATGGCCTCGCTCACGTCTTTCACCCCGGCGGCGAGCAGCCCCATCTTCTCCAGGAGGGCGGTGAAGTTGACGATCATGTCACCGACACCGGTAATGACATTGGCGGCCATGGCGCCCATGTTCATGCCGATCTTGCCGATGACCGGCAGGCCGAGAGTGCCGACCAGGGCGATGGCCCGAGCGAGCAGGCCGAAGATCCCGACCAGGAGACCGGACCACCGGTAGGCTTCCTCGAAGCCGAAGACGACGGCAATAAGCGTCGGGTTGAGCTCGGAGACCCACTTGACGAGCTGCGTAATGCCGTCGATGACCTTCAGGATGATCTCGGCCAGACCCGGCATGTCGGCGGCGAGGTTGAGAACGGCGTGACCGAGGTTGCCCATGACCTGGCCCCACTCCACCAGGTCGGGAACGGCGTTGGCCAGCAGGCTCGTGACCGTCTTCAGGTTGCTGTTCAGGTCGGCGTCGATTCCCGCGCCGAACTTCTCCAGCTCGCTGCCGACCGCCAGTCCCATCTGGCCGAACGAGGAAATACCCTGCCCCGCCGCCTGGCTGGTATGAGTGACGCTGCCCATCTGGTCATTCAGGTGACCGGTGGCCCCGTCCACCCCGATAATCGCCTCGCCGAGCAGCTCGTAGGCATCAGGGTCGGCGGCATTCTGGGCGACCTGGAGACTGTGGCCCAGCCCGAGCATGTCGCCCTGCGTCTTCCCGAACGCGGGACCGAGCGATTCTCCCACCTCATAGACGCTGGTGAGCTGAGTCTTGAGCTGGGAAAAACCCTGCACCAGAACCGAGGCCCCGGCGGCAGCGGCGATCATCGCCGGGACGAGCGTGGCGAGAAGCTCCACCACGGCCATGAAGACCAGGTGGAGGGCCGTGCCGATTCCGGTGATACCGAAGGCGGCAGCCCCGAGGGGGATTGTCATGCCGCCGATATTGTCCCCGGCCTGCCTGGCGGCTGCCGCCATGGCGAGCATGTTGGCGCCCGTGACGCCGGTTTCGGCGCTGGCCTGCTTAGCCGCCTCAACCATGTCCAGCAGGCCTCCGGCGGCGACAACGCTGGCACTGGAAAGCCCGGCCCCCCAGCCCCGGTAGGCTCCCCCGCTCGCCGTGATGGTGTTCGTCAGGGCCAGGGTCACGGCGGCGAGATTGGCAACATCTTCGGCACTGGCGTGACTGGTGGTGGTGAACTGGGCTACCGCTTCCCGGGCGGCGGCCATGACGCTCGCTACCGTCTCGGTATCCCCGGCGAGTGTTGCTTCCGTGGCGCTCAGCTTCATGGCTTCAACGCCCGCCATGGCCAGCGCCTCGTTGGCGAAGATAGTGTTTTCCGTCAGCTTCTGCTGAGTCGCGCTGACGGTCTCCATGCCGGCCAGGTAGGCGTCGCTGGAAGCAACGGCACCCCGCATGCCCACATCCAGGTCATCGAACGACTCAGTGTTCGCGCGGAGGGCCTCATTGAAGGCGGGAAGACCGCCCGTGGCCAGGGAGCTGAGGAGGATGTTGAGGACATGCACCTGCTCCGTGGTCATCGTCATGCCCTGGCGGTAACTGGTCAGCGCCTCGGCGGCAGAATCGAAACCATCGGCCAGGGCGGCGTAGGCACCGCGAGCGGCATTAGCCCCGGCATCCTGGCGAGCGAGCGCCTCGGCCAGGGCGTCCATGTCGGTCGTGACGCCGTCGGTATTGGCGTGAAGATCTTCGATTGCTGTCTGGAACTGGTCGAATGCGACGGTAGCGCCGCCGGTCGATTCCCGGAGGCGGTTCATCGCCTCTTCCTCGATGAGGATCTCGGCATCAAGGCGCTCCGACTGCGCCCGCTGCTCCTCAGTCGCCGCCGCCGCTTCCCGGGCCGCCGCCGCCTCTGCCTCGTAGGCAATGGAAAGCTCTATGAGCTGTTCCTGCTCGCGCTCCTGGATCTCCTGGACCATGGAGATCGTCTCGGCGTACTTGCGCTCGGAGTTCATCGTGGCGATGACGTTGGCGTTGGCGAACGTCTGGGCATCCGCCATTTCCAGGGTGCTTACCGCGTTTGCGTTCAGCTCCTCCTCGGTGGCGGCGAGAGCGGCCTCCTCGGCCTGCTCCGCGACTACCAGGTCCTTGGTCATGGAGGCGTAGTTGCGCTGGGCGGTAGTGACGATCTGGAGCAAAGAGGCTTGCTCGGTCGCCTTCATGTCGGTCGCGTCCATCGACTCGTTGAGGGCATACTGACCGACGGCGGCGACGCTGGTCGCGTCCCCGAGCTCCTTGTAGGCGGCAAGAGCGGCGCGCAGCAGGGCAGTCGTCTGGGCGATGGTGAGATCGCCGTCGGTGACGGCGCGGTCGAATGCATCCGCCGCGATCGTCGCGAGATCCGCATCCTCGCCCAGGTCTTTCAGGCTTTCGCCGGCAATGGCACTTTCCGTCATGAACTGTTTCAGGCCGGGAACAGCCTCATCGAGAGCGTCAATAAATTCATCCATACCCTCCTTGCCTTCAAGGGTGCGCTCTCCCAGCTGCCTTGCGCTTTCCATCGCCTCACGGTTGGCGGCATCGTAATCGCGAGTATCCCTGGCGGCATTCTCCATGGCATTGCCGGCGTCCTCCAGGTTCTCCTTGAGATCACCGACGTTCTCCCGGACTTCGTCCAGGTGTTCATCGAGCCCGGCTGCCTCGTCGCTGAGTTCCTCCAGGCGCTCACTGGCCTCCCCGGCGGACTCGGACATGTCCTCGAAGTCTTCCCGGGCCTGCTGTGCCTGCTCCCCGGCCTTCTGGATATCGTCACTAGCGCCGCCCGTAACGTCCGTGACGTCAGTAACCGTCCGCTGGATATCTTCAGGAGCTTCACCGACGGTTTCCCGGACGTACTTGACCGTGACGATCGTCTCGCGAGGAAGCTCCTCGATCTCGCGACGCAGGTTGGCTACGGACTCGGCAGCCTCAACTGTCTTGTCGATCATTTCCTGAATGCCGACAAGGTAGTCACTCACGTCAGCAACGAAGGCTTCATTCACCTCTGGAAGTTCCGGAATGCTGGTTCACCTCCTTCCTTCGCGTAAGGTGGACTACTATGCGGGTAACGATGATCACCTGTGAAGAGTGCGGAAAGACTGTCAAGGCGGCGCACAAGAATAAGCGATTTTGTTCAAGGGAATGTATAGACCGAGCTGCACGAAAAAGGCAGCGCGGTTTTGATGTCCTCGAAAAAGTATGCGAACGTTGCGGCATTTCCTTTACCGCCGAACGTAGTTCGCGTCGCTTCTGTAGTGAAAAATGCCAAAGACGCCAGCATGTATCTAGCCATCGAGAATATTACGTCAATAAGTCTCGCGAGTTTCGGGAGAAAAATCCACGCTCCGGTATGTCATACAGGCATGGTCGTAACTGGGATGAGTTGGTAGCTGAATTCCTGGCTCTACAAAACGGCAGATGCTACCTCTGCGCCGAGGTACTGGATACAGTAAATCCTCGTGGATTTGTAATGGATCACGATCACTCATGCTGCCGCTACGGGTACTCATGTGAACTATGCAGGCGAGGCCTCGCCTGCCCTTCATGCAACCTATTGATAGGGCAGGGGCGAGAGGATCCAGACCGTCTGCGACTTATAGCAAACAATCTAGAGACAGCAAAAAGAAGGCTCGCATCCCTCCGGGCTTCCTAGGAAAGAAGCGGAGAAATGCGAGCCCAGAAAGTTTCTGCTGCGACATTAGAGAGACTGCCATCGGAAATTTGACGACCCAGGGTAGGCGGAAAGTAGGGGTGGGCGGGAACATAGACGCGCTCCTTGAACCAACTGCCGCCGGAATTTCGCCAGTGCATGTACTTGCCTTGAGTCGGCCGGGTTTCGCCTCCGAAAGCTTGAAGCGCGGCATATTTCGCATAGGCTGCTACGAATGCCGAAGCCCTCGGCGTCCCGCTGGCGGGGGTAGTCCGGACGGAACGGGCAAGATTTCCCGTAACATAGGCAGGAGGTTGGCCCGCTGGCGCTTCCCAGTACAGCCCGGGAGCATGAGATATCTGGCGGAGCGTGACCTCAACTACTCCCTTGCGGAAGTTCTCCGCCATTGCCGTCGCGGAAGGAGCTGCCGCGTTCTCGACAGCACCTTTCAGGACCTCCAACTGTTCAATCAGTCCCTGGAGGTCCATGTCACCCCTTTAAGTCAGCGGTCCTTCATGCGGCGAAGCAACTCTTCAACCGCCGGCTCCATGAATTCCGGACTGACCTTGCGGAAGTCATAGGTCCCGGCGAAGTCCCGGTAGAGATCAGGCTTGACGTCCTTGCGCTTCTCGTAGGCGAGCTCGTAGGAATCCGCGATCTCCCTGACGCTGGGACGTATCCACCATGCCTTGTGGACGCCGTTCCAGAAGGGCTCCCCGTCCACGGTAATGCCGTAGGGGTTCAGCTCCTCCATGGCGGAGGCGTTCGTGGTGATCACCGGGGTACCGGTCGCCTGCGCCTCCACGACCGGGAGGCCGAAGCCTTCGGCGTAGACCGCCTGGGACAGCACGTCCAGGACGTTGTACCACTCGTTCAGGTCAGACTGGGTGATCATCCCGCTGGTGTAGCGGTACTGGTCCACCACCCGGATCCGGTCCAGGATGCCGAGATTCTCGGCCACGGCCTCCAGGTCTTGGCCGCCTTCCTGCTTAACCCCGGTGTGCAGGGTGAGCATGGCGTCGTCATGGTTCTTCGCGAACCGGGCGAACGCCAACATCTGCTCCGGCAGGGCCTTGCGGATGGCGTCATTGTTGGCCTGGTTGATGCCGATGACGAAGTGATCCTCCGTCAGGCCGCAGGCTTCGCGCAGTTCCTTCACGTTGTCCAGCGGCTTGAAGACCTCAGTGTCGATCCCGTGGGGGACGTAGAGGGCGTTCGTGAAGCCCGCGTCCAGGAACCGCTGGTGGCCGAACTTGCTCATCGCGATCAGGTCATCGCCGGAGGCTTCCGCGACACCCCGGTCGGCCGAGGACATGGGGCGCGAGTCCGAGGGGAGCCAGTGAGCCGCCGGGATCTCCCGGAGGAGGTTGGCGTCCATCACCCAGATGTCCCCGAGGGTGATGACGAGGTCGGGCTTGAAGGCCTTGGCATGCTGATGCAGCGACGGCGTGCAGTAGGCACCCCCGAAGCCGGGGAGGACCATCATGCCTTCCCATTGGGTAGCACCGCCCTGAATTCCCCAGAAAGAGCTGATGATGACCTCGTGACCCAGTTCCTTGAGGCGCCGGGTCCAGATCTGGGTCTGAACTCCGTACCCACTCGGGGCCCAGGGACTGACGCTGTGCCACATAACACGGCTCATTCGCGGCTCACTTTCCTAGATTGTTCTGCCTGCGGATTCTCTCTTCAGCCACGCCGAATGCCTCATCCAGGAGGGCAAGCCATTCGAGTTCGCCGATCTCCAGCTCATCTACCTGGCGCGGAGTCCAGCCCCGGTGCCGGGCGAAGTAGTGGTAGATCATCATCTTCGGCGGAAGTTCTTCCGGGTATTCCGGCTGGAAATTCTCCGCGCCCCCGTTGTAGCGGTAGACGATGATCTGGGCGATGCGCGCTACGGCTTTTTTGGGTCATCCCCCGTGGTGCGCTCGGTGAGTTTGTCCATCAGGGGCTGTACGGCCTTGGACAAGGCGTTGTAATCATCGAGGTCCATGGCCTCGCCGATAACCACGTCCGCTGCCTGGAACGAGTTCTGGGACGGGATCGGTACCGGATAGGACCATGAGGTGATAATCCGTCCGAGCAGGGCATTGCGCTGATCATTGACGATGCCCATGCTGGTCTCGTTTCCCCCGTCCTTGAAGGTGAGGGTGACCGAATCTTGCACGACGAACTTGTCTCGTGCGAGCAAGTGGTCCCGGTATTCGATAAATCCGCCGGATGGAAGCTCTGCACGAGCCATTCGCGTCTCCTGTTTTAGTAACTATGATATGATTGACAGATGACTCAGTGGTGCCCAGTGGTGGGATTTGAGGAGTACTACAAGATTTCGGATGAGGGCAACGTTCTCAGCCTGCGACGGAACATCATCCTGAAACCAAGCTATAGCAATAGCGGCGGCTATCCGATGGTAGTTCTCTTCAGGGATGGAAGGCAGAAAGGTAAATATCTGCACCACCTTGTCCTGGAAGCATTCATAGGACCGAAGCCTTCAGGACAAGAAGCTCGCCATCTTGATGGTGACTGCCGGAATCCGGCACTGTCTAACCTCGCCTGGGGAACAAGCAGCGAGAACAAGTTGGACGAAATCCGGCATGGTACTCACTATGAGGCAAGTCGCACCTCTTGCGATAACGATCACGAATGGACCGAAGAAAATACGAAGATCGCTCGCTATTCCGACGGTTCATTCAAGCAGCGCATCTGCAAGCAGTGCGCACGGGATCGCAGCGCGGCGTTGCGAACCAAACGAGTTACCGATAACCGCCGATGCGGGGAACCGGGGTGCGATAAGCCCTACTTTGGTCGGGGGTGGTGCTCTATGCACTACGCTCAGTGGCGAAGAGGTAACCGTCAGTAAGTGGCGACCGTGTTGACCAATGTGATGGTTCCCGGGCCAAGACCCCCAGAACCACCCACATCTGTGGCATTTCCAACGCCCTCGAATGAGTTGCCGTAAGCCACTAGGTCCTTGGACCGGTTGATCTTGGATTTGACGTTCGCGACCTGGGAAGCAGTGAACGTCAAGTTGAACAGGGGGCCCGAGTTCGGGATGTTCGCATTGCTCAGGTTGATGCTCATCGGACCCTGGGCGTTCAGGAGCATGATGTCCAGCGGGATTTCCGATGTAGTCGGGTCGTACTGGATCGTCCCGTCCATGGTCAGCGGTCCGCGTGCGATGACGAACGGCTGCTGCGATCCCTGAACCGTCCAGTACACCTGCGTCTGACGCTTAAAGGACACCATGAACTCGCCGACGGTCGTCGTCGGCACCGTCTGTCCCAGGATGTTCACTGTCGCGGCCCAGTTGGGAATGGGCCTGGCGCCGGTCGTCTGTAGTATGGGCGGCGTCCCTGCGGGAACCGGGGTGGACAAGAAGCTGTCCCCGGCCATCTTGATGCCGAGCAGCTGTTCCGCATTACCGGAAAAGTCGATGTTCTTCAGGCACGAGAAAGCGTACTGCCGGGCACCGTAGGTGTTGGTGGGAACCGTGCCGAAGGGGTTGCCGGAGATGTAGCCGGCCGTCAGGGCATTGACTACATTTGTTTGGTCCGTGAAAGTGTGCGTCGGGGGCTGCGCACCATAGGCGCCACCGTAGCCGAGCTGGGAGTTCAGGGCCGCGAAACGGTGCGTGAAGGTGGTAGCAGTACTGAGAACGCAGGGAGCCACGGGAGTGGCTGCCGTGTGAGCGAACCGGAGCGGGTTGTTCGCGAAGGTCACAGCCGTCGTGATCATGCTAGTGATCTGAACGACTTCATTGATATAAGAAGAGGTCAGCGTGGAGGCTGCCGTTCCGATCTGAATGTAACCGCCAGTGGACATCCCGGCGGTGGAGGCTACCGTCATGGACGTTGCGCCAACAGGGAGAGTAGCGGCGACAGTCGTACTAGTCGAAAGGGTGCTGCATGAACTGGACAGATCGCCGAAGACGTTGTCGAAGAAGTATCCGTGCGTGTCCAGGAAGTTGGGACCGCCGAACGAGAACGCGGCGGACTCAACGCCGAGGGTCTCATAGAACAGGTCCGTCATCGCGCCACGGATCGCCTTGTCCTGAAGGAACTTAGGCGTATCCTCGGGCTCGAATGATCCCTGGTCAAGGGGGTGCGTCCAGACCGGAAGAACTGGATTGCCCGCCGTTAGCTCTCGCGCAAGGCCAAGCCACGTGAGAACGCTCGGATAAATATTGGGCCCGCCAAGGCCTCCTAGGCCACCGCCGGTAAGGGCCATTCAGATCACGCTCCTAATTGAAATTCCTGTGACCGTAATGGTCCCTGTGTTCACACGCCTCCAGTTAACGGATAACGCTTGCATAATTTCCCAGACCGACACGTCCACAAGACAGTCGTATCTGAGCCAGCGCTCATCCTCGGTGGATTCCAGCCCTGTGTGATAGCGCATCGTCTCGCCCACGTTGTAGACCGTGGACGTGAGTCCCGTATTCGGGTCGGTAATCTCCGCCGGGTTCGGCTGGGAGTATCTCAGGGCGCTCATCACCGCGTCGATCATCCCGGGAAAGATCGGGTCGCCCTCGGTGCCCTGATTGGCCGAGAACCAGGTGAGGTAAACGCTCATCTGGTGCAGCTGGCCCTTGGTCCCGGAAGGGGTGTTCGGGCCACTATTGCGGGGGATCGTACCGCCGAGTTCCTGGGAGCGGTTTTCCTCGCCCTCCCCTGGCCAGATGTAGATGGCGGGAATGCGAGACTGAATCCGGGGATCGGGGGGGGTGACGTACGTCTGGGCAGCCGGCTGAGAGTACGGCATTTCGAGTCCGTCGAGAAGACCCTTGATGAACGACTGGACCACCACCAAGGGCATGGGTCACCTCTGGGTCATTTTAGCATTACGTATAATGAGCGGCAATCAGATGAAGGGGTTGTCAGCCCTGTCGCGGGACTGTGCGCCCCAGGTGGAGTAGAAGCCCCGGATAATCGTCCCGGACTTGTAGTGCGTATGCCATCCGGCGTGTCCCGACAGATCCCGGGGATACGGGACGATCTTCGTGTTCAGCCCGAGGAACGGCCGGAGGCGCGCCTGTGCTATTGTCTTCCGCTTCGCCAGGTATTTCGCGTTGGAAACCGCCGCCTTCCGGGCGCGGGCCTCGATCTCGGCTCCCCGGCGGATCGCGCGGGCATCGGTCCGGAGATCATGCCGGTAGGCCCTGGCCGCAGCGCGGGCGGCTCTGCGGGCTGCCTCACGCTTAGCCCTTGCGACGGCACGGGCAGCGCGGCGCTCGGCGTCCCGCTGCTTGCGGGCCGCCTCCCGGATGGCCTTGCGCTGAGCCCTGACCCGTGCGCGCTGAGCAGCACGGATAGCCTCCCGGCGCTTGCGGGCCGCGACCTTGGCCGCACTCTCGGCCACTTACACACTCCGACGGAAGGGATGGAGCAAAATCTCGCCCTCAAGATTCAGCTCGCTGAAGTCAGCCCCGCTGGACTGGGCATGACCCCCGATAGCGTGAATGGTGGTCGTAGTGGCACCCCGGACGAGAGCCTGTCCGGCACCGAACAGGATGCAGGCTTGCTCAATCGCCCCGGGAAGAGTGCTGAACACGACCCCGCCCTGATGAGTGAACTGGAGCGGGGAACTCAGGGTCAGGGTGCCGGGTCCGGACGTGGTGGACGCGGAGACGACCGACCCCGCCTCCTGCTGTCCCCCGTCCTTGAAAACTCCCGTGGCTCCCGTTACGGTGTCCTCGTAGTTGCTGACGGCCCAGCCCGTGGTGTCCGCCACGGAGATGGTCTCGGCTCCTGCGGGTGCCACGGTCGTCAGCGAGGTATGCGGCCAGCCGTTGGTGTAGCTGACCTGGAGGACATAGCCGTTTCGGCCGTAGTTCCAGCCGACGTAGCCGGCTCCCATGATGATGGCCTGGCCGCCGTAGGCGTCGTCACCGGGAGCCACGCTATTGAAGATCCCGTACGGGGGAAGCTCCGGCTCGTAGTTGTTCGCCGGGACCGTTACCCAGTTGCGGGGGAAGTTGTTCGGGCTGACCTTGATGCCGTTGACCGCGAGGACCGGCCAGCGGGACATGATCATTCGCGCGTTCGATCCCGCATTCCCCCAGTAGGGAGTGGGGTAGGCTCCCCCGGCCTGGGGACCTACGGTGACCCGGTAGTCCGGACCGCGCATGACCTCGGTATCCAGTGTCGCCCGGAGTACCTGGTTGCAGTACTGGTCCGCCATGGCCGTAGCGCGCTGGCAGATGTTCCACAGCTCGGAGTTGTTGGCCTGGGGATCGAAGTTCGGGGTCGCGGGAATAGAGCTGTAGTCAACACCCGTAGATGCCTGCGTAAGCGTGGCGGGGCTTATGTACGGGGTTAGCCCTAGCGGGACTGGCATCGTCATGTCTTGGATGCCCTCTCGCATCGTTTGCAGATGTAACTGTCATCACGCCACGTAGCGTGCTTCGGGCAGATATCCGCGCCGCATTCACTGCACTGGGCGATGGGAGCAGCCGTCCGTGCCGCCCGGCCCCGCTTGGGCCCGCCGCACAATTTGCACAGTCCGGCTGCTCTCGACATCGCGCTCCTAGGCTGACAGACGCTTGATTACTGCTTCCCGGCCGCCCGTGTCAGGCAGGCCGCGTTCCCGGCACATCTTCTTCAGGGTCATGCCGTGCAGCTTGTCCAGCTGGTCAGCGGTCCAGGTGTTCTGCTTCGGCTCCTGACGCGGTTCCTCGCGGGGCTCCGGGATCTTCGGCGCCTCCACGGCGGCACGGACCGACATCGACGTGCCGCACTCGGCGCAGAACTTGGCGCCCGCCACGTTCTCGTGACCGGCAGCACACAGGATCTTGCCCTTGACGAGAGAATCCGGGAGCTCACGCTCCAGCAGCCACATGGCCTCAGCCGGAACCTCGATTCCGGTGGACCGCAGGGCCGCGAGAGCCTGGATCATCTGGATCTGCTGAGCACCGCGCTCGGCTCGGGTGGCCGACACCCGGGACTCATCAGGGGTCAGCGGAATGGCTTCGGGGCTCGTGCTCCAGCAGGGGTCGCAGTCCGCGACGCGCTCCTGCGTGGGAGTGATGCCGTTCTTGAGGTCGCCGGGGGTGTATTTCAGGGTCGTGCGCCCGCCTCCCTTGAGGAAGGACTCGCACGAGGGGCACTGGAGCTTCCACTCCTTCGCAGGTGCGCCTTGGGTCACTGACCTTGAGTGGCCAACTCCACAGCCGCCGCTGCTGACTGGAACGCTCACGCTCATCAGGTCCGAGCGTGCATAGAGGGTCATGGGCTTCCTCCGGAATACCTGCCCTCGCAAGGGCGTTGACAAAAACACCGACGCCGGGATAGCGTCGGAGGGGAAAGGATGAATGATGTGGTGGTGGCTCGAACGGCACGTTCCGGGGGTGCTGAAGACAGAACGGCTGATCTGGCCCTGGGTCCTGGCACCGCGCGCTACCTGGCGCAACGTGCAGTGGACTCGCAATCGCCCGAAGCCCGGAGATTACGTCCGGGTCCACGGAAGCTATATTCACCAGGTCATATGGGTGGCCTCGGACAAGGACACCCTGTACTTCGAGGACGGGACCAGCTGCTCCTGGCTGAACTGCTGCGATCCCGTCACGCCGATAGCGATGAAAGGAAGAAACCGATGAAGACGATCCGCCAGCGGACTGAAGTGACCGAGGACTACCCGAGCCAGCTCCTACTGCTGCGCCGCCCTCCGGGGGTGAGCCTGGTCAAGTGGGTCAAGAGCGAGACCGGCCGGCTGAAGGAGACCTACCCGGAGATCAAGGAGTCCGCGAAGGAACTGGGCCCCGAAGCTGCCGAGATGCTCCGGACGGCGAAGTACAACCGGGACCTGTGGTCAGAACGCTACGAGCTGGTCAAGCTGGAGATTCGCGAACAGCTGGGGTGGGCGAAGAAGGGTACCGCCAGCGACATCCCGTTCATCGAGCGCAGGAAGTTCACGGTTCGGGATTACCACGTGAACGCCTACGACGAGGACGCGCTCTATCCCCTCAGTTGAGAGCGACCACCCGCACGGATGGCCCCTGTGCGGGTGGTCTTTTCAGTTGGCGACAGGCCCGAAGGGCGCGTACTGGCCCTCGGGGAGCGTCCGGTCCATCTCGGATTCGAGAACGGTCTCCTGGCCGCACTTGGAGCAGATCTTCGCCCATGCATGCCAGAGGCGACCGCAGGTGCGGCACCAGCGGCCCTCGGCCTGGGTGTTCCGTACGGCGAACTTCTCCGGTCCTGCGTCCACGAGTCCCGCCTGTGCGTAGTCCTGGTTCTGAAGCTTGCGGAGGATCTTCGCGTCGCGGGGATCGCTGTCGTCAAGCGTGAGGTGACCACCGGGCTTGTTGGCCATGCGCTTGTCATCTCCGTCGCCTACGCCCATGCACCCCGGGGGAAGAAATATCTTTGCCATATCAGGCGTCCGTCGAGATGAGGTAGGTAACCGCACCGGAGGCATACAGGTTGCATCCCTTGGAGCCTGGATAGGTGCTGAAAGTAACCGGAGACGCTCCCGCGTTCACAGCCACTCCGACTGTGGATGCCGTAGCGGCACTTGCCGTACTCGGGCTGACGTACGCCGTAGTGCCAGTTCCGGCGGCAGAGAGAACAACCGTGCAGGGACCGGGGGGAACGGTACACAGGAATCCGGCGGCAGTACTGCTCACGCCAGTTGAGATCGCCATTTACGCCACCTTCTCTATGGCCCAAGCTACATCGGAATTAAACTTGCGGCGCAGGCGTGAGACGTCGCCCGACGCCATCGGACTGTTGTGCCACGTGGCAAATGCCTGAGCATCCGCTTGCCCGAACGAGGTCTCGGTTTCCTTGTAAAGCGCGTCGTACTCGGTCTGCTTGTCCACCGAGTAGTGATGATGGGGAATCTTCACGTCCGGTGCGTAATACATAAGACCAGTGCGCTTGCCCAGCACGGCAATCGAGTTATCGATGTAGTAGTGCTGGAGAATCGGGTTCGCATACCAGTTCAGCTCCCGGATGACGTCGGAGGAGCACAGCCAGCTCTCCGGAACATCCTTGCGCCTGCCGTTGTCGGGATAGACCCAGCCTGAGCCGCCATGCTTTTCCAGCGTTTCCAGGAGGAGAGTATCCCAGTGCTCGGTGACGAACTCATGGTCATCGCCGGTCCACATGATCTGATCAAATTTATCGAGCACCGCATCCACGGTGTGGTTCAGCTTCTGGGCGAGACTTCCCCTCGGGGACATTGTCGAGGAGGAGTGACCGCGCCAGTCCATCGTCTCATAGCTGTCGTCATCGCCGTCTACGACGAAAAGCAGCTCAGCGGAGTCGGTCGTCTTCTCGAAGGATTCGATGAGGCGCTCACACTGGGCCTTGCGGGTGCGCGTCGGGACTATTACCAGAAGACTCATTCGCCACTCCTCTTCTAGGTTGGAAAATTACAGGAAAACTACGCCGAGAGTATCGTCTTCGGCTGCTTCGCGAAGGGCGACGGCAAGATTGTTCTCCACCTGCCATTTCTCGTAGTTATAGCTAAGCTGGGTTGTCACGGACAGATTATCGATAAAAGATCCGTCTGGCCCGACAATAACCGCTTGCGCATTTACAGGCAGTGCCGGAGTTCCGACCTCAACGTCCACCCAGTAATTACTGCCATCTGAATCGGTCGGAAAATCAGGAGTACTGGAAGAAAATACGTACGAATCCTGAAGATTTCCCGACGAAGAGTAATTCGGTGCCGATAGTGGGCCACTGGTGATACCGGATGCGCCTGTACCCGTCGTCCAGTAGTTGGAGGTAGCCTGAAGAAGTCCGCTATGGACAATACAGGCTATGTAATTCACGTCAGATGACAAAGTCACGCCGCTGCCGGAATAGTCGCACCTGATCCACCCGGAGCCTGCCACCCCAGACCAGGCAGGAGAAGCGTTTAGCGTACCGGCCACTTCCGACTCAGTCTCGGCATTGTAGATAACGGATGCTGTCGGAAGATTCGTATCGCCGGTAGGTGAGTACCACCAGATACCAGCAAGGGGCATATCTTCACTTAGCGAAAACATGCATCCGAGAGTGTAATCTCCGGTAACAGTATTGAGAGTAACTGATTGCTGATTGAATAGGGTGATCGTGCCTGTACCGCCTTCACCGACAGCGTAGGTAACAAAAGCCCTATTAGTCATTGGACCCTCCACTGTCAGTACTGAATTGCATTAAAAATCCCTGCCGTATCCCGATGATTGCACTGAGGCATCATGGAACCGATGGATATCGGTAACCTTGTTTACTGGATGAAAATGATATCCCGCACTTGTCAGACGTGCCCAGAATGCAGCATCGGCGTCATGCCAGCGACCGGGATTGTCGTCCCAGCCTCCGACGGCATCGGAGGCACCCTTGGTGTGCATGACCGAGGAGTGGTCCACGCCGTAGGCGTTTTCCAGAACCCCAGCAGCTTGGAAACGGATACCGCGATCTGCGCCCCGGTAATTCTCCATCTGCTGTTCCCCGTAGACCACCTGACAGTCGCCCTGGTCTAGCCGGGCAGTCATCGTCTCCAGCCGGTCGGGCAAGAACAGGTCGTCATCGCACAGGTAAGTGATGTACTCCCCTCGTGCGAGCTGGAGACCCACGTTAATCATGGTCGCATAGCGAACACGGTCACGTCGTCGCTCCCGGGAAACGTTGTCCTTGTAGACGCGCACACGGGGATCGTTCCAGTACCCAGCGATCAGGGCATGCTGTTCAGAAAGGGAAGAATTGTCATCAAGGATGAACAGTTCATAGTCGGTGTATGTCTGTGTCAGTACCGACTGAACAGCCTCTTCGAGCATTGCGGGGCGATTATAGGTAGTCAGTAGAACCGAAACGCGTGTCACGCCCAGAACTCCCTGACCTTCTCTCCGGCGTACGCTATCTGCTCGGGTGTAATCCGGGGATGAACACTGATCCACAATCCGCGATGGAACCACTTGTCCGCAAATGGAAAGCGCTCCGGATTGTCATTGCAAATTGGTTGTCGGGGCATGTTTCCCGCGACAATAGTCCGGCATTCGATATCCGAGTTTTCCAGGTGGGAGATAAACTCCGCGCGTCTTTCCGGAACCAGCATCGGAAAGGCAAACCATGACGGATCGGTACCTGTCCGGGGAAGTTCTATGGGCATTTCCCGAATCTCGTGCCGCAGGTGATCCCAGTTTTCCCTGCGCCGCTCGATGAATCCTCCGGCACGATCGAGCTGGACGATCCCCAATGCGGCCTGAATGTCACTTGCGTGGAGATTGAAGCCTAGCTCCGAGAAGATGTAATGCTCGTAGTATCCCGGAATCTCGAAAGTTCCGTAAGCGCGACCCCAGTCGCGAATGCGCCGCATCTTCTGGTAAGCGGCTTCATCGTCGGTGAAAGCGAGACCGCCCTCCCCGGTGCAGATGTGATGAGCCCCATGGGTAGAGACAGCGGAGACGAGTCCGACTTTTCCTGCCCTGATGCCATCATCGGAAGCCCCGAGAGCCTCGCAAACGTCCTCAATCAGAAGGAGACCGTGCCGAGCGCAGATATCGCGTACTTCCCTGATGTTCGCCGGATTGCCAGCCATGTGAACGAAAGCCACGGCATCAACGCTTCCGGTCACCTCGTCCAATCGGGCCGGATCCATGTTCAGGGTGTCGTCAATGTCCACGAGCACCGGGATATGCCCGATCCGGACTGCGGCACTGTAAAGCGTGGGAAACTGAAGTGCTGGCATCGCGATCCGGGAATGTTCCGGAAGAACAGACATCGCAAGCAGTAGCGCCGAGGACCCGGAATTGACAAAAAGTGCGCGACGGCATCCCTGCCACCCGGCGGCCTTTTCCTCGAATTCTGCGACCTTGGCTCCGGAAGCCCACTCCTGGCCTTTGAGAACCTCGGTAACCGCAGCAATTTCCTCGCCTCCCGCGATGATCCCGCCGTAACGGATACGTTCCACTACATCAGTCTCTCGGTCCACGTACGCGGCGTCTGAAGCGGAGTATTGGTGATCTCCAGCGGGAGATGGTAGTCAAACGGCCGGGGACCCTTTTCGGCGATATAGGCGATAAGCTTCTCCAGTCCCGCCTCCAGGGTCCACTGGCACTCATAGCCGAGAACGTTCCGGGTCTTCTCGTCTGAACAGAAGGCGTAGCGCACCTCACTCGGACGATCAGGATAGTACTCGGGATCGAAGTCCACGTTCGCCAGCCGGATGATCTTCTCCGCCAGCTCTGCGATCGTAACACCCGCCCCGCCGGGTCCCACGTTGAAGATCTCGCCGGGAGCGTGAGGGTGATCCGCCATGGCGATCATCGGGACACTGACATCGGCCACATAGGACAGTGACCGGCGTTGTGAACCGTTTCCGTAGACGACCGGCGGCTTGCCCTGCAACACCCGATTGACCATAATCGCCGGAACATTGCGGTACGGATCCCAGTATCGCTGGCCGGGGCCGTAGACGTTATGCGGAACTGCGATGACCCATTCCAGGCCGTGCAGGTCACAGATGTTCTTCACTGCGTTCTCGGCCGAGACCTTCGCCACTCCGTATGGATCAACGGGGACCGACGACGTCTCTTCAGTGAAAGGGGGTGCTCCATGACCGTAACGGGACATGGAGGAAGCGAAGATGAATCGGCGCGCTCCAGCATTCACCGACGCCCGGAGAAGACCAACGGTAGAAAGCAGGGTGTTCTCGAAAACGATCTGGGGAGAAAAGACCGAAAGTCCCTCATAGGGAGCTGCTGCGCAGTGATAAACGACATCTACATCGTGAATCAGATCCGCATAACTGTCGGCATCTCGACAGTCCGTCCTCTTCCATTCGGCACCTTCAAGCGTATCGTCAACCGCCGAGAGCATGCTGTCGATCCCGGTGACTTCCCAGCCCCGGTCTATCGCCTCACGAGCAATGTGCGCCCCGAGAAAACCGGCGATGCCGGTCACGAAGATCTTCACTCACATAACCCTTTCCTGGAAGAGACTCCTGGCACGAGGGCAGTGCCAGGAGTCTCTCGCTGTTCGGGAATTACACTACGCCTTTAACGGGACAGTTCCGTCAGGCAATACCGGACGTGCCGCCCTGGACCTGAAGTAGTCCGATGACGGGATTCACGTACTTCACTGCCGCGCCGGAGGCGTGGTCGTAAAGCAGCGGACTCGTACCCACGGTCGTGCCGCCGACCGTGACGGTGGCGAACTCCGTGCCGCTGCCGTTGCCGATCAGCAGGGTGGATCCCGTGGGAACGGAAGCCGCCGTGGTGATGGCTGTGGTGGCCGCCGTAGTGGCCGCCGCCAGCGTGGTACTGGACGCTGTGGAGGGGCCGTAGGACCCGGCGGCGTACAGCGAGGTGTTCATGACGGGTAGCTCGATGCGGGCAAGAGGGGCGACGGGAATGCCGCTGTTCGCGGACACATTCGCACCCCCCACGTAGACCGTGGAGCTGCCCTGATTGACGATCCGAACCGTGGAGTTCGCGCTCGGATTGGGCGTGAACACCAGCATTGCGGTGGGGGTCAGGTTTACATTGTTCGGGACCCCTGGGCCGAAGTAGGCCATAAGGGCTCCTTAGATGTAGCTGACGTTGGTACCGAAGCCGATGTTGGCCAACGTGCTGAGCGTCCCGGCGCACGCGACACCGATCACCGAGGCTGCCGGCACCTGGCACTGAGTCAGGATAACCGAACCACCCGGCGGGATCGCAAAGCTAGCCGCACTAGTGCAGGTCGTAGATGACGGGTTCATGGTAATGAACAGGGTATTACCCCCGCCATTGTTGACGACCAGATCCCGGGCATAGGCCCCGTAGGGGGCCGTACCCGCAGACGGGACGGTGTAAAAAGTATTGACCGTAGTGGTCACAACGGTCGAGAGTTGCCACGCAGCGGCAATCGCCACACTTGCTCCTTTGTTGTCTTGTGAAGATTGCGGCGTATGCCGCTAGTTTCCTGCCGCAAGTACGGCATTAGCCCGCTCCTGCTTGCGGTCAAGCGAGACGGGAACGTTTTCGTACAGTGCGGCAACGAGCTTGCGCACTTGGTATCGCCCGGCGATGGAGACGTACCAGCAGCCGGACTTGAAGTAGGGCGTCGCGTTCGTCCCGCAGACGTCGTGCGCCCATGCGGTAAACGCGCGAACACATGCCTCGGAGCCACAGAGGAAGAGGGTCCAGAGTCCGTCGCCCTTACGGGCAATGGAGCCGTCGCCGTCAACCATGCCTCGCCAGTAGTGCGGCATGAGGTCAGCAGGACCGTTCCAAGGTTCGGCGGTAGCACTCTTGCGGGGCGTGATGCCGAGAGCAATGAGAGCCATGGCAAGTCTCCGAGAGCCGACCGTGAGACTTGCGCGACGCTGAGTGCCATTCCCGAAGCCCGTGTTGGCGCCCGTGAGAATCGCCGCCTGGGCTCCGAGAACCTTCTTCAGCTTAGCCAGATGATCGCGATCAACGATGGCTAGCTGAATCGCGAGATGGTCCCCTTCGGGATGTCCTGCCGTGGTTATCATGCAGCCATCGGCAGCGATAAACCCGAGCCAGTACGCCTTCTCGGGAGTGTCCACCACGTCAAAATAGTCCGGGTACTCGCATCCGGCGATCCGGATCTTGCCACCATTGGTAACGATACTACGGACGATCGTGGTCTTGCTGTGCCCGAGCTTCTCCCCGATATGGCGGGCGCTATGACCTGCCGCATAGAGAGCACTGATGATCTCCTCTTCGCCCTCAGTCGTTCCCTGGCGAGTCAGATCACGACCGTTACGCTTGAGGATCTTGGAGACAGTGACGTCGGTGATGTACGCCTGCTCCATGATGAGCGCCCAAGTCGTGCCCTCGTCGTAAAGCCGAACAACGAGAGCCTCAGTCTCGGGCGAGGACCGCTTGTTTGTGGTCCGGGCAACACCGAACTCCACGCCCATGGATTCCAGGGTCCGGCGCACGGTGATGTCAGGACGCTCAATCTCCCTGCCGATCGCGCGGAGTGAGGTGCCCTCGTTGTAACGCTGAAGGACGTACTTCTTCTGATCTTCTGTCAGATGCTTCGCCATGTTCTAAACGTAGCATCTGATTGGTGGGTAGGTCAAGTCCTGACATCCTTCGGTCCCCGGCTAGATTAAACTGGGGACCGAAGGCTAGGAGAAAGACATCGTATCGAAAGTGTTCAACTGTTCGAAAAATGCCTTTTACTAGGTCAGGAGTACGGGGTCGTGTCGCTTACCTGAAGCCCGGAAAGGATGCCCGAGTAGAAGGGGGCATGGGCAACGAGGCTGCCGAGCAAGAAGATGCTGTACCGGAACGTAGCGTCAATGACGGGCCACGCGCAAGACGTATAATCCTGAACGACGGTCATCTCCCACGCATTGTCAACGTGAGACCACGTCTGCGGGAGCTGGTAGGACATCAGCAGTGCCGTGCCCTGGGTCATCCACGGGTGGACCGTGAGCTTGACCGTGGAGCGCGTCACCGGGTTCACGAACTCCGCCACCGCAGCACCGGCCCGGATGCCAGAGATCTGGTCCTGGGAGATGTTGAGCAGGTAGTTCATGCCGGCGCCCTGGAGCAGCATGTCGTTCGCCAGCCGCATGAGGTCGCCGCCGTCGGCAACGATCTCACTCGGGTCCGCCTTGTAGGAACCCGGGCTGACGTTGTTCATGCCGTTGTTCTCCCACAGGGCGTCCAGCGCGGTGAAGATCGCGTTGGTGCTCAGGTGGGTGCCGACGTTCTGGTTGACGTAGCCGCCCTTCCAGACGCCCGAGGACTCGAAGCCCACGTTGGCGTAAGGACCAGAACCGGTGGACGACAGGCCCGACAAGGTCGGGATGAGACCCTCCATGCGCTGGCTGGAACCAGTGCCGGAGTCAACAGTCGGAACCACCTGACCGGAAGTGTTAACGGCGCCCTGAAGAGTGATTCGGGTACCGCCGACCGAGTTGGCCGACTGGAGACCCTGATAGGTCACGCCAGCCTGCACGGTCGTACCGACCTGGATACCGGCCGTTGCCGCACTGGAGGTGGAGGCGTAAACGTTGTACTGCTGCGCCCCGGCGACGGGAGAGATGGCAACGTCTACGACCTGACCAGCCAGGAACGCGACGTTCGCGCCTGTAACCGCCGTCGTCTCGCCGAAGTAGTTCAACGCCGTGACCTTGACATACAGGGTCGCGCCCGTGCCGCCGTTCAACTGGGTCTCGTTCGATCCCGCCGTACGGGCGACCAGAGTGGGGGCGCCGGGAACGGGGAGACTCTGCGAGGAGCCCGCGATCATCTGGTATTCCTCGCCCAGCATCATTTCCTGAAGCAGAACCAGGTTGGCCAGCGCGCTGATGTCCTCGAAGCCCTGGCCCTCGAACTGGGCGAGCCAGCTCAGGGACTCGGACAGGCCGAAGAAGCGATAGGGAACGTTGAGCTTGTACTCGGTCTGCGACCCGGTCTTGGGGATGTTCAGGGGCCAGGTACCCATGTTGGCGTTCGAGCCGGAAACAAGCTCCGGGATGGAGATGTCAACGACACCCTGTCCGCCGGTCTGCGAACCGGAGATGCCCAGCAGGCCGTAAACCTGGCGCGAGGCGCCCTGTCCGGCGGGACGCGGGAACTTGTTCCGGAAGAGGGTGTAGACCGGGTAGATCAGGCGGGAAGGCGCAAGCAGGTCGAACGGGACCAGGCCGTAAGGAACCCCGTTCTGCCCGAGGTTGCCGGCCGTGAACGACTTGCGGATGTCGCTGTCGCGCTTGGCCATGTGCTTGATGCCGCCGGCCTGGCGGCTGGCCCAGAAGTCGCCGGAGATCCGGTTGACGACCGAGTCGGTGTTGTTGACACCTTCGGCAGTGGCCGCCCGGGTACTCAGGATCGCCTGGTGAGACTTGGTCAGGATCTCGCCGGCGTGGGTGACGTCGTCCAGCGGCACGCCGCCGTTAGAGACGTGACCGGCACCCTTGACGAGGTTCTTGGCCTTGGACGTGAACATGCCCTCATAGGTGCTACGACGGGCCTGGGCGGCATCCTGCTCGCGCACATTTTGCGCAGCGTTAACCGCCTCAGTGACAATTTCTGCCACACTTCCTCCAAACTGAAGATCTTTGCGGAGCTATTACTCAAATGCGCGGTACTTGCTAAGCGCCTGGAAGGCGGCTTCCCGCTCTGCGGGGTTCTCGCTGGTGCGGTAAGCCCTGTCGAGCTGCCGCATAACCATCGTCTGAGTTCGCTCCGCGATCTCAGCCTGGGTCGGGACGCCCGCCGGGCGACTCGACTTATTCACCGCGATTCCAGCAAACGCGGCGGTGCTCGGGTCGGGCTGGTCAGCCAGGACGTCGAGAGCCTTCTGCTGCTCATCGATCGTTTCCCTGGCCTTGGCCAGCTCCTGCGCGATCGGGGCGATAGCCTCCGTAATCGCGGACTTGATGATGTCCGGGGTAAGAGTCGGGACGTCGGGGACGGCTGCCTTGACAGCGGGAGCGGGAGCCGCCGGCTCCTGGAGTCCCAGCTGCTTGAGCGCCTCTTCCCGGGTGATCTTCCCGGTCTCGAACAGGCCCTTGACGACGTTCTCGTCGGGCTCGTCAGACTTCTGGGCACGAGCGCGGCCCAGCTTGGCGCGCGCCTCGTCCACGGTCAGCTTGCCGCTCAGAACCTTCTTGGCCAGCTTCTTGCGAATGCCCTTGATGACCTCGTCGTCGCCGACTTCCGCCTTGAAGACGTTCCCGGGAGTCTCGGACTTGCTCACCGCTTCGGCCTGAGCCTCCGGCTCTACCGTCTTGCCGACCGGCTCCGGCACCGCCGGGCGCTGGTCAACGCGGTGAGGGTCCTGCTCATGCATGGGGCAGGCACTCGGGAACATCCGGGCGAGATGATCGTGCATCAGGCTCAGAGCCTGACGGGCGCGCTCCTTCTCGGCGTGGGCGAAGGGGACCTTGGTCGGCACGCCCTGCTCAGTCGGGTACGGGAAGCCGCCCTTCATGAACGAGGGGGACGGCGACTGATGACCCTCCCCCAGCGGGGGGCGGTCGAAATGGTCCCCGCCGGACGGCGCGTGCGAAGCGACGTCGGGAGAGGAGTTCGGTCCGTCATGTCCGGGCGACGACGTCTCGTGCCCGTCCGTGATCAGCGGCCGGTTGTAACGGTCCGGCGAAATGGAGCCCGGCGACGGATAGCTGGACGGCCCGGGATTCGCGTCCCGGAACGCCTTGTGCAGCGCCAGCCGGTAGTCGTTGAGGTCAGCCAGGTCGGCGCCCTTGAGCGTCTCCGCCGCCTGCCACACCTGGGTCATCGCCATCGCCTGGTCCAGCGGGCCGCAGGCCGCGTCTACGGCCTTGCGCTGCCAGACCCCGGTGTCGATCGTGGAAGCGAAATCCGCGAACGGGTGATACTTGGCGACGTCCTCCGGGTGGAACGCGGCACAGGTCAGGTCGTGAAGACGGCCGAGGTCGGGATCCATGCCCACGCTCTTGAAGCGCATGAGTGCGACCTGCTCCGGGTTGGCGCCCTTGTGGTGTTCTGTCGCCCGCCCGGCAGGCATGGGGGTGTACTCCGCCGCGCCCGGGTCCGGGATCTCCTTCATCGGGGGAGAGTCCTTGGCGCCAGAGGTGCTCTGCGGAGTGCCGCTCGGGTGGCACTTCTCGGTGTGAGTGTGCTGGAGCTTGCAGTCCATGTCTTTCTTGTCGTCGTCATCGTCGTCAGCGTCATCCCCGTCACCGGAGTTGTCCTGCTTGTTCGACGGCGAGTCACCGGACTTGGAGTTGCCCTTGTTGTCCTGGAGCCAGGGCGGAAGGGGCTTCCCGTTCTTGCCCTTCTTCGGCTTCTTCTTGTCCACCGGGCCGGGACCGTCACCGTCGGCGGGGTCCTTCGTGACGTCCGCGTCCGCCTCCTTGGGAACCTCCGGCTCAGCCACGGGGGCGGTCGTCACATCCTCGTTCTTGACCTTGTCGTCCGCGTCGAGCGGATTTGCCACACCAAGCTCCTTCGCCCTACGGGCAATCAGGCGGCGCGCTGCCGCTGCGTTTCCGTGCCCGGAGCGCGCCAGGATGGCGGCACGACGAAGGGCGTCCTTATCGGGAATGGGGTAACTGCCATCCGGAAGGGCATTGCCCTGTCCGGCAAGATCCTTGCGGCGATCAGTGGTGAACTCGCGGTGATCCTTACCGAGAATTTCGTATTCCGCATCACCGATGGCCTTCATCGCCAGCTCGGCGTAGTGTTCCTCGATGACCTTAGACTTGACGATCTTCGCCAGGTCGTTCGGCGTGAACGAGAACACCGTGTCCTGTGCCAGCGGAATGGAAGACTCGGGGACTTCCCCGTCAGCGTCGTAGTTCTTGACGGTATCCGCGCCCAGGGCCTTGGAGATGTCCTCCTCGGAGCCGAAGACCTCACCGACATATTCAGGAGTACCGTCACTCGCGGACTTCACGAGCTGGATTCCGCATCGCTTGTTAGCGGGCCTGTCTACAAGCGAAATTTCTACGAGCTCGCCGCCGATGATCCGGCCTCCCGGGGCAGAAGCGTCTCGCGTAATAGTCGGACGGGCAATACCCACCGAGTAAGCACGAAGTGCGCCCTTGCTGACAAGCTTCTGGGCAACCGGCTCGACAACAAGCCCCTTAACCCACGTACTCCCTGAGTCGTCGGTTGTGGCTTCCAGGCCAACCCCGGCAGGATCGCGCTGCGCCGAGTGCTGCACCCGAAGATTGCCGCCCGTACTCAGCCATTCCTGAGCCGCCTTCGCCATCCACTTGGGATCTACGATCTGACTGTCGGAGTCCAGGCCGCCGTCTGACGCCTTGCCGTAGACAATCAGGTCCCCGTCTTCAGTCGTCTCGGTCTTCTCGATCGGGAAGCTGCTGTAGAGGATCTCGTTGTCATTAGTCAGAGTGGCAGCCACACGCCTCCATGGGTACGGGCATCAAAAAAGCCCGCAAAGCGGGCTGGAAAGTCATTAGTCGAAGTAGTCTTCGTCGCGGCCGGACTCCGCCATCATGCGGACGCCCCAGCCTTTCTTGAACGGGATCACATAACCGTATCTGGACACGGCTATTCCATGTTCAAGTTTTACCCCGAGAGAATCACATTTGTCAAGCGCGAGAGCGAGTTCGATCAACGCGCGTTCGGCTCGTTCCCGGCGCTTGCGGATCTGCTTAGTGTGGCGCTTCACTGATGTTCTTCCCGGAGCTTGCGCCATTCGTCAAGCGCAGCACGGGAGGCGGCTACCACTTCAGGGTGCACCTGGCCTCCGCCTTCCCCGAGATGGCCCTGCGCCCAGCGCTTCACCGCATTGACGGCAGTGGCGATGGCCTGCGATTCATCCATGCCCTGGTCTCTCATGAGGGCGCGGGCGATGTTCTGGATGTTAAATAAGCCGGAAGCTGCTGTTTCTCCGGAACGCGCTTACTTGGAGTGCGCCACAAGCCCTCCCTTCCGAGAGGGTGATGCTCGCTGCTAAGCGTCGGAGTCTGCTCAGACTTCTCGACCATCCTACATCACCTCACCTTCTTTGCTAAGATTGAATTTATGACACCAAAAGAAAGGAAATGCGATGTCCCCGACTGCGTTCGGCCGCACGTCGCGAGGGGCTACTGCCGACTCCACTATCGAAGATTCATGACATATGGGGACGTGTTCATCTCTAGAGCCCCGGCGCCCGTGGTGCTAGGCGACACCAAGCGAACGTGCACTCGATGCGACGAAGAAAAACCGATTGAAGGATTCGGGAAAAACATACGTTACCGGGACAAACGACAGCGCATCTGTAAACGATGCATGTCCAAGAACTCCCTGGAGTGGCATCACGCAAACAAAGAACGCAGTCTCCAAAACCAGCGAGTCGCACGTGTACGCCGAATCTATGGCCCAGACGGGCTCAAGGTAGAGGCGCGGCGCCGAGCTGGAGATGGTTGCGACATATGCGGCAATAAGACCGCCAGGATGTCGATCGACCACTGCCATGAGTCAGGAAAGATTCGAGGCCTTCTCTGTAAAGACTGCAACCTGATTCTTGGATGGGTAAAAGATGACATCAAAAGACTGCAGGCCATGGTGGACTATCTGGAAGCAGGAGCTTCTCAGTTATTGTCATGGTCGGCACCGTGATGAACCTGGGCGCTATGGGTTTCCAGTGCCGCCTGCCGATCATCCGGGTTAATCGTCCCGAGATAAGCGAGCACCGGCTGCTCCAGCTTTTCCCGGGCGAGAGCACGGTGATGACCGTCTACGATGAACGCCTTTCCGCCGTCTGGCTCCTGAACCAGGACCGACGGGACGATCCGGCCGTCATGATCCTTGATCTGGCGCATGAAATCTTTCACGTGCTCAGGCTGGTGGGAGGCGGCCCATTCATCCTGGTCGTCAGTATCAATCCGATCCCACGGAATCCAGATGGGGCCGATCCATCGAGCTCGCTGAACCCAGGCAATAGCTTTTGGTGGGAAATTCCTGGCGAGCTGAACGTATACGTGCTCGGCGTCCACCGGAGAAGGGTCCGTGTAATTCGCGGCACCCTTTCCCTTCTTCGGCTTCGGCTGGGGGTAGTACGCGATTTCCCCGTCTTCTTCCGTCGCCACCGCGTCAGCGGGATCGTAAACCTGCGGAGGAACACTCCGGGGCGCCATCGGAGTCGGCGTCTTCGCCGGGACGCTCCCTACCGCCGGCACGGGACCCGCTTTCGGGACTCCCGTATTGCCCCCTACCTGAGCGGACGATGATTGCGCTCCGCCGTTCTCGGTCTCGGGCCACTGTTCGTCGCCCTGCTCCGGGAACTTCTTGGCGGGCTTGCCCTTTCCCCTCCTGGGCGGGAATTTCTCGTCTTCGGTACCCCTGGGGTACAGCCGGGTCGGGGTATCGCTGTCCAGGTCCTTGCGGGGAGGCTCGCTGGCTCCCATTTCGCCCGGTGCCTGGTTGTAGTGCGGGTCCTCGATCGGAAAGCCGTTCGGCGACCGGTTCGGGTAGGGCCACCGCGCTCCCGAAGCGTGCAGCGGTGCCTGGGAGTCCACGATCGCCAGTCGCTCACCGGATTCGTTCACCATGTTCTGGTTCTTGGTGGCGTACTCCCGGATATCGGGCGTCTGCTCCCAGTCTTCGCGGAACTTTCCGGTCAGGTTAAGCTTGTCGATCTCCTTGCGCCGGAACCAGGCGACACCCTGGGTCTCCTCGGGAGTCGAGCCGTTCATCTTCGGCTGGAAATAGGGAACGTCCACCATCCAGACGTAGGCGCGAGCGCCATTGTCTTCCTCGTGGTGGAACGTGGCGGCCACGGTCATGCCCGGAAGGTCCCCGACTTCTTCCGTACACTCGCGGATAGCGGCGTCCCACGGATCTTCCCCGACGTGAGTCGTGCCGCCGGGCATACCCCAGGTGCCGTCGTCCCGCTGCTGGAGCAGGAAGCGGTACTTGCCGTCATCATCCCGGGCGCGCATCAGCAGCCAAGCAAGCCGGGACTTATCTTCGTGTGCACTTGCGGCATGACCGCACTCGCAGTTGCCAGCTCCGGACTGCCCGTCCTGCCTGTAGGGGTGATCGGGCCCACTGGAAGGAAAGGGACCGGATGCAGCCAGATCCCCGAGAAGGCTCTTGCCGAGATGTCCCTGCGGAGGCTCCAACTCGATCCCGGCGGCGACAGGGACACATCGGCACGAAACATGAAGTGGACCGCCAAGACCTCCCTGAGGAAAGATCGCGTCCAGCGGGATGACACCCTCATCCTCGGCATCCTTGCAGATGTCGCAGGCGTCATCAGGAGCAAGCATGAGCTGCTTGTGGGTGACACCGTAGTCCCGGTACGCCTGGATGGCCGCCGCGTTCACGGCGCGGGCTATTTCGGTCCGGGCGATAGCCTCAGTCCGGGCGTTCTCGTTCTTCAGGCCGGTCCGGGCGATCTGTTCCGCCCAGTGAGCGCCCTGGGTGTCGATAAACCCGTCGAGCGCACCGCTCTCGTGCTTGACGGCGAAGTCCGCGTCCTGGCCCGTGACCAGAGATTTGGCCGCCTCGTAACCGAGGTGCCACGCTTCGCTCCACAGAGGCTGGAGAACCCCCAGGAAAGTGTCATGCATCTCATCCGAAATGAGTCCCCGCAGGGCAGAGCTGGAGACGAACATGCCCCCGTTGGCCGCCTTGTGGCGCAGTTGCTCACCCTTGGCCTGGGCAACGGCAAAGGCTCCCTCAATCTGCTGCTTATAGGCACCGACGAGCCCGAGATCGCGCTCCCAGCCCGGCCACTGCTGTGCCTTGGCCACGATCGGCTCAAAGATGTCCTCTTCGTCCTTCAGAACGAAATCGGTGGCCCGGTCCACGGCGGAGTCAATCAGCAGGCCGTTGGCGATGTCCTCCGAAATCATGGACAGGGACCGCTCGGGAATGTGCCGCGTTTCCCAGGTGGTAATCAGCCGGCCCTTGCGGAGGTGGCGCTTCAGGGCACCGAACTCAGCCTCCACCGCCTTCTTCCTCGATCCGGCCACACTTGATCGCGAAGGGGTGCCGCCAGTTCGGGGAGTAGGGCTCTGCACGGCCCCGCTGGCGGCACTATGTGCGGGCGTCAGGGACTCGCGATGCGGGGCGATCGGCGCCTGATGACTGCCGTTGGGCTTGGTCTGCCCTCCGGCTCGCACCGAGGGCTGATTCGTCCTCGTCCGCGAGGAGGAAGTGCGCTGCCCGGAATTGCTGGACTGGGTACCATTGTTCGAGTTCCCGGATGACGACGACCCTCCGTTCTGTCCCTGCATGTTCGCGATGAGCTGCGGGGCCATGGAGAACGGGATCGGCCCCTGGGCGGTGAAGACCACCGGCTCCGACGTCTCGGACAGGCCCCATGGGGGAAGATCAAGGCGGTCCCGGACCTCATCGATAGACGCGATACCGTTCTGGACCTGCTGGACGCCGAGGTCGGTAATCGCCTGCTGGTCCTCGTCGTCGGCGAGGCCCTCGAAGGTGAACTTCATGTCCTTCTGGCCGCAGACATCCTGAAGGATATAGTTGAAGATGCTGGCGATGAAGTGCAGGGTCGGCTTCGTGGACTTGCGGGACTTGATGTCCCGGGCTTCTTGCATGCCGAGGCGGATGGCACCGGCCGAGGCTCCGCCACCGCCCTGGTTGCTGCCCACGTTCGGCAGAATGCCCAGCTCTGCCGGCTGGCAATCGAATGCCATGCACACCTGAGTCTGAACGAGCAGGTCGAAGGAGTCCGCGAGATCCACGGGCTTCTGCGGCTCGACCTTAGAGCCAGGAGGGAGGACGACGACCTTCATGTGGTACGCCGGATCCCCTGCGATCCCGTTCAGGGCGTCTTGCAGCTCCTTGATCTGCGTCGGGGTGATATTGGGGTCACCCGGGGAGATATAGACCGCCGGAACCGAACCCTCGGAGAAGAAGTCAAGCTGGTATTCCTGCTTCTGAAGCCCGGCGATCACCGGCAAGAGGGCGCGCTCAATCGGCGGGAAGCCGTAGGGGGTCTCCCGGCGCGGCCAGTAGGGGGCGTACAGCATCAAGTCGGCGGTGAACTCGTTGTATTCCGACCCCGCCAGGACGGTTCCCGCAATGTCGTCACCCCGAAGGATGGACATGTAGTCCGAGCGGGGGACGCCGTACAGGTACTGCTGGTAGGCCGGAGTCCCCGGAGCCTTGGGGATGTTGCCGTGCAGGTCCACCAGGGGACGGATCGTCGGTCCCGAAATGAGACGGAGCGAGTCCAGGTCGCTGCCGAGGAGCCCGCGACCGCCGCGCCCGAACTTGGCACCGTACTTGGGACGGAAGATGACACTCAGGGCGTCGTAGACGAAGATCTCTTCCAGCATCGCGTTCATGAACGAGCTGAACGTCCAATAATCCGGATCGGGACGCTTGAAGAACTTCGTGGCCTCCGCCGCGCGGACCCCGAAGTCCTTCATCCTGGCGTGCGAGTTCTGGTATGCCTTCGCCGCTTCCTTGGTCATCGTGATCTCCCATTCGAGACCACGGATCTCCTGCTGGCGCAGGTCGATGCAGGCGCGGGCGACGCTGTTGTGCGAAAACAGCCCTTCCGCAATAAGCGTGCTCGTGCTCGTGCCGGCAGCGATTACCTCTCGCTCGCCCAGGAATTCTACGGATTCCACGGTCGCACATCCAGCACGGGAAGGGCTATTTCCCTCTATCCACTTCCTGGCATTTCCTAGAAGACGAAGAGGGCGCATTTCTCCCATGAAGCGGAAACAATCACGCATCCCGCTGATCGTAATATGCTTACAGGAGTCATTAATACCTGGACCGTGAATCCGAAAACCATATTCCTTGCGCTTGAGAATGGCTTCTACTTCATCGAAAACCGGACCAGCATTCTGCGGGAATCCAATTCCCCAGCCTTTATGATTACCGTTCGCGATATTAAGAGAAGCTTCCCCGTCGTAAACGCCAGAGAGATAGCCGGCTTCCCGGGAAAAATCCTCTTCCCAGGGGGAGCCGAGATCACGGATAGTGCTTCCCGGGCGCAGCTGCGCCGTCACCGTCCATGCTCCGAAGTTGTTGTGCTTCCACTGACCCTCGATATCGTGAACCTGCCTGCGGTGCACACCCAGCCCCTGAGCGCGGCCGAACTGCTTTCCGCAGATTTCGCAGGCGCAGGAACCATCCGCCTTGTCACGTCCGGCAAGCCATAGATGCTCGGCGGATGCGACAACCGTACGACCGTCTGTCAGTGTCACCCGGTAGCAGGGACGTGTAATCCGGTCATACGCCGTCACTGTCGCAAACCGCATCTTACGGTGCAGTCCACGAGCGGGGGGATCTTCGTCAAACGCGATGAGCTCATCACCCACGCTGATGTCCGATAGCTGACGCCACGTGAAGTCCGAGCAGAGTACCCGGGTTTCTGGTGCCAAACAGTACTTCTCACTGAGGGTCTTCAGCTGCTGGAAGCTTGCCAGCTTGAGACCCTCAGTCCCCGGAGGAGTCGGAAGGTTCCAGCCGACCCGGTATTCCCAGCTTCTGGGGTCGGCGAACTCCCCTCCCGGCGGGGGATTGTCCACCGGCACCGGCTGAATGGGCGACATGGGACCGAAAGCGCCGTCGGTGAACACCTGGCTCGGCCGGGGCAGGAAAGGACCATAGGAGTTGGCGAACTGGTTCTGCTGGTTCATCATCGCCGCGATAGGCGACGCGGAACCGTACCCCGACGACTGAGGAGCCATCGTGGGGCGAGCCCCGGGAATTGACTTCAGTGCGGCGGCAACCCGGCGCTTGTCAGCCATTCCGGCGCTCCTTTTCGTAAGCTACGTGAATTGTCAGGCTTCTTTCGTAACACCCTGTTATTTCTCAGGTAATAGCCAGGGAGCCGGCAGTGAGCACAGGAATTTCCGGATCATCGGTAACTTTCACGTAAATAACGTAATTCCCGGACGTGAGAACCGTTGCCCCGGAAGGACCGACAAGACACTGGGCATTGTAAGGATAAATCAGGGAGGTGCTGATCGTCTGCCATGACCCGTCTACCCAGTCTGAATCCTGCGGAACGTAAAATACGGTAGGAGCAAAAGCGAACTGCACCGGGTCGGCAGTCGGATTATAGGCCGCTCCCGCCTTGGTTACCTGAACGGGAACAAATACGTACTGCGTACTCAGGCTCGTGATCTGCGCACTACTGTAGGCCACATTCCACTCCGTTCCCGCCGTACCAATATTCCAGTTAGTTCCTGGACTGCCGACTGTCCAGTCAAGTACCAGGCCGACGGTACCGGAAGTTCCCGGGTATACAGCCGGACCGGGATATGTCGTGGTATCCGGATAGAGGGTGGTCATGCCATCACCGTTACCTATCCTGATGTTTACGACGTCGGGAAATAAGCACTGACTGCATGTCCGAATGCCGCGCCGCCCGTGCCGTACCACGTTAGTGTCACATCAGCGTTCACACAGTCGAGGACGTACATGCTTACGCCAGTACCCGCCGCCCCGGCAAACTGGGAGCCAATCACGTCGGCGGTTCCGCTGGAACCGCTCTGGAACCCGGCCGTATACTCCTGATTACCGGTCGTGTCATCACTACTGAATGCACCCCACGCCAGCACCCCGGCCGCAACAGTGCCAAGGTCACCGCATCCCGTGTTGTTGTAGTTAAGACCCGGCGTACCAGAACTTCCCGTACTGACACCCGCCCCGTAAGTGACAGTTCCATTATGAGCAAACCGGTCGGCAAGTACCTGGTGAATATAATAATCACCCGTAACGACAGCGGTCACGGTCAAGCCTGACGGCGCGGCAAGCGACGACAGACAGTACCAGGTCTGGCCTCCATCAGAAGATGCCCATACATTACTGGCGGTGTCGGTGACGGTGACATTCGTACTGCCGCCAGCGGTTTGTACCACCATTACCAACAAGTCACCCGCGCTGACGGCGCCGCTCAATGTAATACTCAGCGATGTCGCTGACGTGCTGGAATTAAACGCGCTGTCCTCGTGAGTGAAATTGCCACCCCCGCCGGAATTGACGGTTACTGTCCACCCACGCCCTTCCAGTGTTGTGACGGCAGTACTTCCCCCGCCAGACGGAACACCATTAGTGCCACCGCTGAGGTTAACTATGCCGTCAGCGATGCTATTACCCGCTAGGTTCTCAAGAACGGAATTAACCTGAGCGGTGTCAAGGGCATTCCCGGATAGGTCCACATAGATCAGGCCATTAGTCGTCGGAAGTGTAATCGAAGCCAGCGTGCAATCGTGCAAGTCAAGATACGTGTCGTTATCTGAGAATGCGCCATCCGCAAATACCGCTGAGGTAAGCCCGGAATTATCGTATGCTTGCACGTTGGTCAGCAATATCGATCCGGGAGCCAGCTCCCCGCTGTAACCGGTATTCCATATCCAGAGTTCTTCCAGTACCGGGAATTGCGTTCCGAGGTCGGGCCAGTTCGTAATCACCTGGTCCCGGATACAAAAATGCCACTCGGATAGCGCGTCAATAGCAAGTGGCACAAGCGTCAGGGCATCACCTGCTTGACCTGCGGCACGCAGGTCAAGCAGGTTCGGCTGAACCGGATTGATATTGAGTACCGTCAGGTTATTTTCCTCGACACAAAGCCGAATCATGCTAATACACCCTGAGACGTATACATTCTGAAACTGGGATGCGTAACACTCAATATGTTGAAGCTGACCCATCCCCGAGCAATCGAGTGTTCCCCCAAGAGTGGCAATATTGGCGGCACAGAAGACCTGGAGGCCAGTCATGGAGTTTACGTTCGCCACGGCCGAAACTTCTTGAGATGTCCAGTTGTACGACGACGGCAGAGATGACTGACCTTCGTCATCAGTATTGAGAAATCCGATATTGAACATCTGAACCTGACTCATGGCATCATAGCCATTCGAGTCAATCGCCGTCATATAGACAGCGCGAGTACCCGCTGACCCGAAAGAAAGAGTCGGTGCCGTTCCGGTAACGGTACTGAACCCCGGACTGGACCAGAAAAGCGTAATTGACGTTGTGCTGGCCGTCACCCAGGGACTGAATGTGGCTCCGACGGTAGTGACCATCACGGTAGTCGGCAGCGCCGCTGCGCCGATGCCCGCTTCCATGACGTCAAGGGCGGCGGCGATAATGGGAGTATCTCCGCCGCTGCCGTTTTCCCAGCCTCCCGGATAGTACGGGACGTACTTCACCGGGAGACCGTTCGGTCAGGAGCGGCCATGCCCTCATTAAGGGCAGTGGAAAAAGTTATCGTCACACAGTCCTATCCGCAGGCATAGCAGAACCTGCTGTGATTATAGCATTCCGGATTTAAGAGGTCTTCCCCTTGGCCATCCGGGTCATGAGCTCCAGGGTGAACCACATGGCGTCGGGCTTCTCCATCCCGGCCGCCATGAGGGCGCTGATCATCGCCACCACATTCACGCCGAACGTGGTGAGGTCGGGACCAACCCCGAACGGGTCGGGCAACGGACTCTCGCTCACGTCAGGTCCTCAGGAAAGATGATGCTCGACTTGTCCCACTCAGAATCGGACCAGAATTCAACGTCCCGGACCTGGCTCCCGTCGGTGGGATGGTAGGTGACCTTCTTCAGGCGCGGGCACTCCCGCTGATGGAGGCCGCCGCACCATCGGCATCCTTCGCCGGCTTCCAGCTGCTCCCGGAGAATCCTCTTGGTATCGGCGTCCATTTCCCCGCTATCGGGAACTACGATCAGTCGCGCCATTCGCTACCTCGCATCTGATAACAGGCCTGCTCCCTTGAACCAGTCTCTCCCGGAATAGGATAGCCAGCCTCCCCCTTGTCCCGACGCCTTCTGGACGGCGGCCATGTAGGTTTCCGGAGTCGGGTTGCAAGTGGGGCACTTCTTGAAGCGCTGCGGGTAATTCTCGCCGCATTTCTTGCAGTGGTTCAGGTAGGCGCCGGCCCACTTGCCGGCAGTGGGGGTCTGGTCGTCACTGCTGTCCTGCATCTTGCCGCAACCGGGGCACAGCCGGGCGGACGTCCGGATGGTCTTACCGCAGGACTTGCAGTACTTGTGGCCATAGGTGGCCAGGTAGGAGCCGTCGGTAATTCCCCGCAGCTCGGTCATCGCCCAGACAAACGCGTCAGCCCGGTCGTCGTGCTGATTCCGCGACGCGTCGGGAACCAGGGTACAAAGCTGGTCCTCTAGTTTCGGGAAAAACCCGATATGGTGCAGCCTGCCCTGCTCGGCGAGCATGGAAATAGGCTGGGCACGGATCATCTTCCCCTTGGAGGCGTGAACCAGCCGGGGAGGGACATGCGGGTCGGCGGCGCGCAGGGCCTTGACCAGGTAGTCACCGCCCTGGTTGGTCTCCATGACCACGCAGTCAGCGTGGTACTCGTAGTAGGCGGCCACGGCTCGGCGCATGGTCTCCTCGGGGGTACCCTGCACGCTCCAGTCAGCGATCAGGTAGCCGTCGCCGTCGGCGCCTTCTCCCGCGACGACGATCCCGGACTCGTCCGACGTCTCGCCGGATGTCATCGACGGGTCCACTGCCACCACGATCCGGCCGAACAGCTCGGTCCTGATGCGGCCGGCCTTGTCAAAGTAATCCGACTCGTTTACCCGGTGGTCCTCGATGAAGCTCCGCTTCCAGAGGGCTCCCTCGAAGTCTTCCAGCATCTCGCCTTCGAGTTCCTGGCGCCCGATACGGGTACCGCCGTACTGCTCCTCAAGACGTTCGAGCTGCTTCTTCGGGATGGTGTCGTTCTCACTGAAGCGCGCAGGGGTGAGGTGGATGTCGCACGGCTCACCCTTCTTTGCGGCATTGGTGAACCGCTCCACCCACTCCCTCAGGAGAGGGCTGCCACTTGGGGTGGTCGTGACGACAACCCTGGGATTTCCTTTGCGGAGAGCCGGGCCGAGCGCCTCATCCCAGATGACGCGATTCCGGTACGAGCCCACCTCGTCCAGCCACGCGCCGGACAAGTTGTAACCACGAATACGTTCCGGAGCCTCGGCCGAGAACCCCTTGATCTCGCTGCCGTTCTGGAGCACGATCATCATCGCGTTCTTGTTGTACTCCGAGATCTCCCCGGGCAGCGCCTGCGCGATGATTCCCGAGTCCCCGGTAAAGCAGACTTCCTGAACCTGCTGGAACGTGGGTGCCACGACCGCCCACCGGGTTCCGGGGTACTTGAGGGCTTCCTCCAGGATCCAGTTCGAGCCGGTCATCGTTTTTCCGACCATGCGGCCGGCGAGAAAGAGCCAGATGAACCAGTCTTTATCTCCCGTGCAGACGTGGGGGGTGCCGTCCTTTTCTTTCCACTGGCAGCGGTAGCCGTTTTTGTCAGCGAGGTGATGCCGAGAATGATCCGGGGGAAGCTGCTTAGGACGGGCCATCGAATGCCACGGCCGGGGAGGCTTCGGCATCCGCTTGTTCATCTCATCGATGAAGTACCGCTGAACATCCGCCGGGAAGTCCTCAAATCCCTCAGGGAGATCCCAGCCGACCGGAAAATCGTTGGCTACACAACCACCTCATTACATACTGAAGGGGCCTTCCCGGAGGAAAGCCCCTTCAAGCCTAATGCGCGCTATGCGCCCTGTCTGTTCGCTCTATCGTCAATCGCCACTCCTCGGACGACGGTTACGCGCCTGCTCAACAGCGGTAGCCCACTGCAAGTTTCCCGGCTCGTAGTTGCCGTCGTTGTTAATGCGGTCCAGCGAGCATCCGTCGGGGCGGGGACCGAGGTTCTTCTCGATGTAGGAGATGAACGCCCCTGCGTCATTTCTCCAGCTATCCCAGACGCTAATGCCGCGAGCACCGTACCAGCGGTAGTTGTGGGCCTTCGGATCATCACATCGTTTCTTGATCCTGAGCCAGAGCTGATAGAGGGGGTCTTTACTCCGCCCGTGCGAGTCTTTCCAGCGCGTTCTTCCAACTAGCGTGGCTACTTGCTCACGCTTATGGCAACCGCAACTGACGGACCTGCCGTTCCGGAGCTGGAAAACCAATACGCTGGCCTCCGCGCCGCACTCACAACGAACCGGTATGGCTCGATGCGACGGATCCCTCATGAATGACTCTCCGGTAACTGTCCAGCGCCCGAAACGGGTCCCGGGTTCTGGGGGTGGCGTACGTTCCATACGAGGATTCTAACACATTGCATAAGCATCCATCGTAAGGACCCCAATTTCCCTCTCCGCCGGGAGTTGCCATAGCGTTCTCGAACACTTGATTCTGCTCGGCCACGCTAGCGTGGCCGAAATCACTGGCAGAACCGCCGTAGGCTTCCCAGGTACTCTCCGAAAATTGGTAGAGTCCATAATGTCCACTCGCGTTCCAGATGTCCGGGTTACCGCCCGACTCGCGGGAAATAACGCAGGACTGGAAGCTCCCGTCTCCGGACGTGGATACCGCTTGGGAAGAATCGTGAGTCGTGGCAGACTCATCCGTAGACGAATCCGTAGACGAGTCACTGGATGGCGGCTCGCTTGCGGGAGTATTCTCGGGCTGCTGGCTGATCTCGCCCGTTGAGCAGTCAAGGACGAGATCCTGTCCCACGTAGATGAGATTCGGGTTCTCAATGCCGTTGGCTGCCGCCAGGCACTCGTACTTGCCGGCACTTCCGAGATTAGCCTGGGCTATCCCGGAGAGCGTGTCGCCGGATTTGACGGTGTAGTGACTGGCCGCCTGGACTTTAACCGTGTGGACTACGTAAGCGTCGGCCTGTACCTTGACGGGATTGACAGGTGCCGCCTGTGTCGTGCTTGCGCTAGCGTGACCCCCTGCCACCGCTATTGCCGCGACCGCACTGGCCGCGAGCGTGGTGGTGGTAACGGAAACCCCGGCAGATATGGCCTTCCGGGTTGCCGAAGGAGCTGCATGACGTCCGCGAGACATGAATGTACTCCGTGGAGTAGGCAGTAAGCCGGCCCGTAATTCGCGTCTCGGGTTCAGGGAGGGCTACGGGCCTCGCGCTTGAGCAAGGCATACCTCCCCTTGCTCAAGTTATACGCAACGGTAACCACCCTTGTCCAGCGCTGTCCACCGGTTCACGAAATCGCTTAAAGGTTTCTGAAGACCAGGTACGGTGCTCTCCGGTCAGGTATCCTGCGCCATTTTCTCCCGGATCTGGCGCATTTCGTCACACAGAAGCGCCAGGCGACTGCCGTCGTAGACCCGGGGGGTACGTCCCGACCGGCGGAACTGGGCCATAGTCATCGTGCCGACGGGCTTCAGGCCCGACAGGCGGACCAGGTCCCGCAGGTCACGCTCGGTCATATCCAGGATCGTGGCCGCCACATCGAGAGGCCAGTTGTCCCCGTCCAGCTCAACTCGGGGCAGACCCTCCCAGCCGGTCAAGATTCCCTCCGCTTCTCAGGGAGTTCCAAGAACACCGTCCATCCATCTCAACTCCCACTGACCGTCAAACATCTCCAGCTGGGCACGGGGGCGATCCCCATCCTCCGATCTACAGAGGATGTCAACGCAGAAGATGACACCCTGCCGGGTCATCTGCCGCAACGTATCCTTCCGGCACCACGGGCAGAGCCGGGCAGTCTCACCCGGCTGCTGCGGAAGCCGGCGTATCGCCTCCCGCTCGCCGAGAACGACTTCGGCCTTGCGGCACCAGCCTTCCAGCCAGCGGATCGTGTCGTAGACGACGGCATCATCGATTCCTTCGGACAGGCTGTAGAGCGAGCCGAGGGCCTTGCGGGTATTGGCGGAACTTCCGCCCCGGTAGCGGGCGGGGAGAGTGGCCCGGATCCGCGTGAGAGCTTCCGCGTCCCGGCTCCAGGCGTGAAGATCGAGAACCGTATTCGCCGCCTGGGCATGCCAGGGGGGGGAGCTGAAATCGATCTTCCCGTGAAATCCGGATGACGGATGAGAAGGCTTGACGGTGATGATGGCCTCAAGCCGGGTGTTGAGCGCGAGAACTTCGGTCACCGTTTCCTTCAGGCGGGAACGGAGCGCCACATGCGGGGAGATAGTTTTCGGCACAAAAAAGAGAATAGCCGGTCATCCGGCTATTCCCCCGTCTAGTCATCTGCCAGCGCGTCGGCGATCTCTCCGTAGGCAAGAACCCGGATCGAGTTCTCGCCGTCCGTATCCCGGAAGACGGTCAGGCGTGCAGTACGGCTTGACGAATACCTCATTCAGCCGGGTGATGATCTCCTGCCTCGTCATTCTGGTATTTCCTCACGCGTTCCACGTCACCGGGAAGAACGGAGATGAGGCAGCCGTATTCCTTCCGGCAGGGAATGAACCTCATGTGGGTGACGCAGACGGTCGCCTCGGAATGAAGATCCTCCTGCACCCCGGACCACGCCTTCCAGCCGGTGAGAGGCTCCTCAACTCCCGGGGGCGTGTCCTCGAATTCCTTCAGGATTCCGATCGGCTCCCGGTAGACCGTGATCCTGCGGTAGCAGTCCGGGAAGTTAGCTGCCGGATCCGGGTGGCAGACGGGGTTCCCCTCTACTTCCCCGTATCCCTTGAGCTCCCTGCCGCAATGGACACATTCCATCAGTCATCTCCCCATCCGCACGGTCACGCTGGAGACCGTGCCTCGTCACGCTATCGGCGGTACCCCTTTCTCGTCAACCTGCACCTGTCCGTCCGGATAGAAGATCGTCACCGTCTTCCCTAGCCTCCACGCCTGGCGGATCGTGTACCAGGTCCCGGATTTTGCCCGCTCGGGGCCGTCGGGACAGGCGGCTAGTTCTTCGCACGCTTCCGCGATGTCCCGGTCGCGCACCAGGTAGGGCCTCGCGGGCAGGACCTCCGTTCCCGTGCAGAAGGCCCGCAGGACAGGATCGGACGGGGGGTGGATGACCGTCCGGACGAGCAGGGTCCGGGCCATCTCATGCAATTCGGCATCGGCCCCCCGGCAGTCCCCGTGATGGATCTCGGTAAGCCTCGTGCTGACCAGGAACGTAACGAGCGCGGCCCGCTGGAAGGGGGTAAGCCCCTCGCGGGTGCCGGTGAAGCCGAGGATCATGCCCGGGACTCCTCATGTGAGGCTTTCATCGGTTCATCCTCTCCATCAGTAACCCGATCTTGCTATTTCCGACTGACATTCTCCGGACAAAAGGTTGACATGGACCAGACACGGAGTAGCCTGTCACCATTCCCCGGGGACGGCGGTCATTGCGGATGGTAACCGTCCCCGGGCTTGTGACCAGCGAAAAGGATGATGATGACAGCGAAGAGAATCTACCACGAGATCACCCACGCGAACGAGGAGATCACTCCGGAAGTCGCGGAGTTGTACCTGGAGAAGAACAGCAGGAACCGAACCATCCGGGTCGGGCGCGTCCGGCAGCTCAGGGAGATGATGGAAGCGGGCCAGTGGGCCGAGAACGGCTCGGGAGGCGTCACCTTCGACTGGAACGACATCCTCGCGGACGGACAGCACACCCTCACGGCAGTCGCGCAGTCGGGAGTGACCATCCGGGCCCGCGTCACCCGGGGGGTGGACCCCGCCTCGCGCTCCACGATGAACGATTCGGCTAAGCAGCAGCTGGCCGATGACCTGCATGCGGCCGGAGTACCCGGGGCCAATCACGTGGAGACCCTGCTGCGCAAGATCCTCGCCTGGCGGGACACTGAGCGTGCTCACGAGGGCAGGGGGGGGCTGGCATCGTGGAACCGGACGGGGAGCGCGGGACGGGCCATGCTCGCCGCGCAGTGGCCGGTCTATTCCGAGGAGATCCTCCGGACCCTGACGGCGGTCCGCAAGTGGGAGCCGGGCTGGGGGTACATCTCGGGCAACCGGGGAGCGCTGGCGTTCATGTACTGGCTGATCACGGAACGCTACGGCTATTCCCCGGCAGCGGCGGAGGTGTTTTTTGACGTTCTCACCTGGGGCAGCCAGGACAATGAGGACCGGGCACTGATCATGGTCCGGTCCCGGTTCAGCCTGAACAAGCAGACGCCGTACCAGGTCTGGTGGATGTGCCGGATCTGGAACGCCTGGCAGAAGGGCGAGCAGCTGAGGCACCTCCAGTCCCCCAAGAACGGGATGGGCAACCCCTACCCGGTCCTGCGGAAGCCCCGGTGATGCCGCAGCTCCCGCCGGCTGCGGAACGCAGGAGACTGAGGCTCGCCGTGAGGATTACGATCGTGGAGGCAGCCGGCGTGGCAGGAGTATCGACGCGCACCTACGCACGATGGGAACGTGGCGGTGAGCCTAATCTCCGGAACTACCGGAAGTACGCGGACCTTCTTGAGCGCTGGGAGGCGCAGCTCCCTCAAGGGGGGCACGATCAGGAGACGGGAGGCAAAGGCCGTACTGATACGCGGTAGGTGCGGCTGGGAGTCCGCGAGCGTGTTCTGCCCCCTGCCGGAGGGAGTCGTCGCATGGCTCTGCGTGCAGTGCCGCCGGAAAGAGGCGATAGTCGTTTGCCGTGACCATATTCAGCCCTTCGTGAGGGGAACCGATCCCCTCTGGTGCCCGGACTGTCAGATCTGGACGCATACCGCGTGGGAGATTGACGGAGAACGGGAGTACCGGCTGCTGTGAAATGCGACTGGAGCCCGGAATGCCCGTGGAGGGCGCTGTGGGCCGCCGCCGAGATATGCCCCCTGTGCCACGCTCACGCCATCATGGTGCTGTGCAACTCCTGCATGTCCCGCTGGGAGGCGTGGGTAGGCAATGGGTCGTACTGCGCCTGCGGGAGCAGTGTCATCCTGAGAATGGCCAAGAACACCTTCGGGGACGTCCGGGACTACTCCGGCGCGGACAAGATGCGGCTACGCCCGTTGCTCGGGGCGAACCTTCCGGCTCTCTCATCTCCCATCTGGAGTACGACGTGATATGTGAATGGGCTGGCATGTGCCGGGCGAAGGCAGGATGGGCCGTGGCGGAGATATGCACCGGCTGCGGCACGTTTATTGCCCGGGGAGTATGCCCGGACCACCTGCTGGTCTGGGAGAAGCCGGAGTACCGGTTCGCCTGCCTGACATGCCCCGGGAGCATGGTCTACCAGGGCGCCAGAAGTATCGACGGGGAGGAGCGCGTGTACCCGCTGCCGCTCTACAGCCTGTCTGCGCCCAATGTTCAGATCTCGGCCACCTGGAGCGCTCCCCAGACCTGGAACCAGCCGGTCACCTGGAATATCCCCTCCGGAGGAGGCGTTGACCAATACGACAACGCTTACGCAGTCGGGAACTACGCCTCGCTTACGGGAGGACAGGTCTCGCAGGCGGTGATCGATGAGATGCAGCGGATGAACGGCAGAGAGGATGACTGAGATGAGCACGATGACGATCCCCCAGACCTGCGAGCAGTGCGGAGTGAGCGTCCCGGTGAAGGCGTTCATCATCGGGGGCCTGCCGGACGTGGTGGTGACGACGTTCACCTGCCGGACCTGTTCCGATAGCGTGCGGCGGGGGCTGGAGAACGGCACGTCCAAGCTGGAGGTCGGGAAAGAGTCCCTGGCCATCGAATCCTGGAGGGTAGCGGACCTGCCTCATCAGGTGACCCGGTGCAGTGAGTGCGCAACGGAGGCCAGCACCAGGCTCCAGCTGATCTTCAACTGCGGCCGGATCGTCACCAGAGCGGTGTGCTCCCATCACCTCGCCAGCCTGACGGGAGCCTGTGACTTCCTGGTGGATGACTGCTCTACCCCTCATGACCTGCGGACTTTCAACGACGAGCCTCTCTAGAAGACGATGACCTCCCGGGCGACTGGGGGGTCATTTGCTTTTCTGGTGACTTGACAGTTAACTATGATTGGCTGGTTTTGACGTTGGTTCCCTTAAGGTCAAGTGATAAAAGACCCCTACCCGACGTTCGGGACATGGACGACACGGTCTGGCGCTGAGAGGCGCGAGCACGAGCTTGAGCGTCTTGACCATGAACGCGACGGTGAGGTAGAGACCCGGGTTCTCACCCCGGAGGAGCTGGAAGCGCACCGGGAGTACGTGCGCAAGAAGAACCGCCCAGGCAGGGAATGAGAACGGGATTCTCGTAACGCGCGAGGAAGTTTACTTTTTTTGTAAATTTCGCATCGCCCGAAGGGAATTTTCTTCTGGTGCGCTATAGGGGCTGCCGTCCCAGCACCACCTGCCCCCCTCGGGGCGAATCATCCCGGGGCGGGTCCCGGCGCCCTCCCCACCCCGGGGGGCTTCCCTCTCAGGGGAGCCCGGCTCTACAGGGAGGTGACCACGGGGCAGCTCCGGACTCGTCCGGGGACTGAGTCACAGGTACTGTTTCACGTGAAACGGTGCTAGTCTCACAGACTAGCGAACGGTAGCACAGGGTCGGTTACCGTAGCACGTAGTCAGTGGTAGTCGAGTACAGGACGGAGGAAGTGAATGTTTCACGTGAAACGGTGGTCTAGGTGCGTGGAAGTGGTGAATGGCAGGCAGGCTACGGCTCGCCGTGCTGTCGCAGTGCCCTCCATCACTGCACTCACACACACTCACGTTTTAACGGACATCCGTCCACTAAAAACTAGTAAACTCACCCTTCTAAAATTGACCAGCGGTCCAGTACGATGATGCGAAACGGACAAGTCCCCTGATATCGGGGTATAACGGCATAACCCTATAGAGGTACTGCCAGATTGGTTCCCTCCGAGGGTGTTGACCGATCCCCCGATGGTGTACCTTTGGTACTGATAGACCGGTGAAAGGATGATGATCATGAGGCACGCAGGAACTCCCGCCCCCGCCGCTACGCCGCTGTACCGTCCGCTGCACAGTTCCCGGTGCCTCTTCTGGGCGCGCCTGGGGACGATGGCTACCATGACCTACCCAAAGCGCTTCCTGCCCCTGGCTATCGCCATGGCGGCCCTGGCGATGACCGCCATGGTGATGGCCGTCCTTCAGTTCCAGGGACCGCTGATGAGCCGTCATCCGGCTCCCCGTCCTGCCGTGACCCGGTGGGACTCTGCCGGATGGGTCAGCGTCGGCGGGAATCGGGTGAGCCGCACCGCGCTGGTCAACGGGAAGTACGCGGAATTCACCTGCACGCTCCGGTCCGGTCAGCTCAACAACTGCGACGAGAGCAACTGACAACTGTTCCCCGGGGGGAAGCCTCTCACTCGATTGAGTGGGGGGCTTTCCTTATGCCCCAGACGGCTCTATGAGCGACTGTGAGCCGGTTTCCGGGACGGGGGGTCCCGATGTACCGATCCGGGGGTCGGCGTCCCTCAGAGGGGCTGACAGCATGGTTCGCCGCCATGGGCAGTGACGAGACGCTCCGCAAGCTCGGTACCGCCAAAGGGTCGCAGGACATCCGGTGGACAGCATCATGGCTCGCCGGCCGGTACGGAACGTGGGGACATGAGCTACGACCGTCCGTCGCCACGCTAGCCACCATGACGGGATTCGGGCAGGCAACCGTGCGGCGGCACCTTGCCACTCTCGTATCGCTGGGATGGCTCACCGAGCGCAAGCGACCGGGAAAAGCCACGGTCTACGGCATCACCATGCCCGACCTTGCTCATCTGGGTGAGCAACCTACCGTGCTCACCCAGATGAGCAACGATACTAATGAGACTCACTCTAATGAGATTTTGCCCGTCCTCCCCCGCGATGCTGCCCTGATCCGCTATCACGCCACGCACCCCGGGCATCCCGTGATCGAGACGTCGGCCGGCACCGTGGCCTGCTACAAGTGCAGGGCAGCGTGGAACCCTTCCCCTGGTGATGTCACAGGACGGTAACGATGAGAATCAGAGCGTTGACATCTCTTGACACGGTGCACCTATCTCCGTAGCGTCGGTCATGTTCCACCGAGCGACGCCAGGAACCGAGTCCGGGATCACCGAAAGGCCCCGGGCGCAAGAGGCTCAAAGCTTGCGGGCGATGGCGAAGCCGGACAACTGAATCAGCCGCGAGACAGTTCCGAGGCTTAGCCTCCTGCTCGCGATTACGACGCCCATGCCGATGGGCCGGTGGTTGAGCCGATGGTGCAGCAGACGAGATCTAGGCGGCCTTACCGGGAGACGCGGGGACAGACGACCCTGGCTCTAGACAACGAACCTGTTACATGACTGCCCGCATAAAAGACGTGCGGGAGCGTACGGGAGCACTCAGGGATCACTGATCGATCCGGCTATGACTCGCAGGCGACCAATCCTCGCCTTGTCCCGCCGAACGGATTACATCCCGCTCCCGGTAACTCCCAGGGCACGGGCAATGGGCTTAGACCCCACGGGCGGTACGCAGCATCAGCACACCGAAAGAGATGATGATCATGACATTCAACCCGGAATACGCCTACGAGATCACGTCGCGGTCCGACCTGTCGGCCGTCACCAGGGAGCTAGGCCGGCGCCCGTCGGTCCGGTACTTCACCGTAAACAGCAAGGGCACCCTGATCCTGGTGACCGACTCCGTCCTTGCGTCCGTCCGCTAGGGAAGCGCACGGTTGCCACGAGTATCCCTCCCATGGCTTCCGCATGCGCCTCTCACGGTGTACCGTCTACCTAGATGTCAACGCGATAGAGAGATGACCGTGAATCAAGACACCGAGTACAGGATCACCTATCAGGACTCCCGCCCCCGTCCCGATGGCACCCGCGCCCCGGAACTGAACGACTACCTGCACCTTTCCAGCCTCTCGCAGCGGGTCTACGCGCTCATCGCGTCCGGCTACGTCATCACCAGGATTGAGGGAACAGACTCATGAACACCGACTCGATGCATGACCTGATCACCGTCGATCCCGACGTTCACCCTCCGTTCGGGGAAGTGAACATCGTTCACAACGTCCCCCTGTCAGTGGAGGGGCACTACCACAGGGAGTCAGCCGGACCGTCCAACGCCGTCCTGGCGGAGCTCACGCTCACGGACGGGACACAGGTCACCGTCTGGCCGGACGGCTACATGCAGGTCACCGGAAAGGACTCGGATACCTCCCAGCTCCACCGGATCACGACCGACACCGCCGGTCCTGCCGTGACCTATGAGCGCACTCTCACCTCCGAGAACTGACGTACCGCTTTAGTCACGGAGGGACGTGTTCCCTCTGTGGCTATGGCCGTATGGTCAACCGAAAGGACAGGTCATGGAACGTCTTACCCACGAGGAAACCGAGCAGTGGTGCACCGATCGCGGACTTCCCCTGTGGATCATGGATGAAGCCAGGATGAGCACTTGGTGGGGCTATGCCGGGCAGAAGATCGAGTATGACCGGGGTACCGGTTTCTACCTGGTGACCGACATTAAGGCCGAAGCACTCCGCCGGAGCCTGCGCACCTATCCGTGAGGCTTTGAAACCCCGACCCGGTACCTGATACCGGGTCGGGGTTTGAGGGACTCACAGACCCCTCTGTGCCCCGTACGGGGCATCGGCGAAAGGATGACGACATGGCGGCGATCAGGCGGCGACATCACGAACCTGCGATTCATGAGGTAGATCGTGGCTAAGTTCGAAGATCTAGATATGGACGAGGTAGCAGACTACATATGCAGTTTCTACGACAATGGCACGCGGATCGATTGGGACGACGCGCTGTACCGCGTGGAAACCGCGTTCGACGTTGACCTTCCCGACAACATGCTCAGCCCGGAAATCAAAGCCGTTAAGGCGGCCGTACGCAAGTACCGCAGTGAGCAAGCCATCTGACTCCCGCGGTCTGCCACGGTCACCCGTGGCACTCCGCGTGCGCCATGAGGGACGCACCTACCGAAAGGATGATCCGATGGCAAAGTCATACCGCAATGGCAAGGGCCGCTTTGTTCCGGCTGACAACCCCGTGGCCGTGATCGGCCGGCTCCGTGACAAGCGGGAGCGGGAGCGCAAGGCGGCGGAAGCGCAAGCGTCCCGTGACCTGGTTGCCCGCGCGCAGGTCATGCGCCGGAACGGGATCTACGTCAGCCAGTGATTCCGTGCCCATGGAGGCAGCGTTTCGTTAGTCTCCGTGGGCATCAATGACCGGCTAGCGAAAGAGAGATGACATGGATCCGGATCAGGCACTGGCGGACCTGCTCGCAGCGGAGCGGCGGGGGCATTCCTGGCAGGCGGCGGAATGCGCCGACGCGCTAGGGGAATGGCTCGCCAAGGGAGGCTTTCCCCCTAGGCACCCCGAGTACATCGCGATACTCGGATCGTACGGGTACGACGCGAGCAAGGTTCTTCCCGGACTCTCGCGGGTCACGAACACCGAAAGGAAATGACCAGGTGAAAGACTACTCATGGTCCGATTGGGCGACCGATGGCTACTGCGGAGAGTGCGGTACCGATGATCCGGAAACCCCCGCGTCGCATTCCCCGGACTGCACTGTCGGGGACGACGTCCTGCACGACACGCTAGCCGAACTGCAGAACGATGACCGGCGGTCAGTTCCCCGCCCTGATAGAGATGAAAGGAAATGATCATGCTGACCAACCCGTTCACTGCCACGGTGCACGAGGTGAAATACCTGCGTACCTCCAACGGCCACAATGTCTACGCGGTCCGCACGTCGGAGGGGACCTGGAACACGAAGTCGAATGCCCAGATCGGGCTGTTGCTCTACGGCTCCGAGCTCCGTTACGCGGGGAGGACCTGCACCATCACCCTGTCGGGACGGGGCACCATCACGGATATGGAGCTTGTCAGTGAGTAAGTATGTGGCCACGGAAAATGTCCCCGGGTATCTCCCGATGGATGACGATCCCCCGGTATTCGACTCCCCGAGGGACGCATGGAGCTGGCTCGCGGAACGGCGCAGGGAGTCCGAGGATTTCGCGGTGGACGTTACCGGGGATGGGGGTCCCTACAGCTCCACAGTGGATGAGCTGGACGCCTATGCGAGCAGTGAGCATGGTCCGGACACGATCTACGGTGACACCCCGGGATATGACGGGGACCATGATCTCGGGCTCGCCTACTCGGTGACGGAAGACTAGACACAAGTCATCTACCTGCGATTATATCAAACCGGAAAGGATATCCGATGGAGATATACCGATGGCTCTGCACCGAAAGCACGGTCATTCTCGGACCTTACGAAAAAGGCGAGATGCGGGCATGGCTTACCGGGCTGGAGACCATGCGCACCGTGCACGGCACTCCTAGCCCGGGAGTGATCCTTGCCGCCAGCAAGGATGAGGCTCAGCGCAAGCTGGACCGCAAGCGGAAGTAGCACCAAGCCACGGAACGCGACAGGCGTACGCCGCAAAGGCACCCGTGGCCACGCAATGACAGACCACCGAAAGGGAAAGTGATGACAAATTTCAGCGTCACCCATCACTACATCGGGACCATTCCCGGTGACAGCTACGGATACAAGTCCCGCCTCCGGGTCACCGTGAGCGTGACCCTGATTTCCGTCCCGGGGGACCACCAGACCACCGCTCACGCAACGGTCCGGGACGCCCAGCGGTTCATCCTCACGCCGTGGGTGTTGAACGCGAGCGGGACTGGCGTCCTGATGGGCGGCGCCACTGCGGAGCCGCTGAAGGAACTGATAGCGAACGGGAAGCCCGTCCGGGGAGTCAGCATGGGCACCGTGCGTGACCTGCTCGCCCTGGGCAGGTATCACCTCAACGACATGAAGCCCGGCTGCGTCCACCAGGAGAAGAACGCGGGACTGGACAGTCCCCCGTGCCCCGAGACAGGCTACAAATGGGGGCACGCGTGGCTAGTGGAGCCCCTGCCGGACTGGCTCACGGCTGACTACCTGCGCACCCTGCTAGGCCAGTGAAGCGCTGGTCTATCCGGATCACGTGCGGGGACCCCATGGGCAACCCGATCCCCTGCACGCAGTGGGACGTTCTCTCGCGCCTCGCTATGGTGCGGGACGTCATCCCCGCCGGCTGGCAAGCCGACGCCTACCCCGAAACGGAGACCTGATGGACGACTGGCCCATAGACGACAACGAAGGCTTCCCCTATTGCGGGGAGTGCGCTACCCCCTACCCGGACGAGATCAGCTCCCACGCGGATGACTGCACCGTCGCCGCCGACATGCGGGAGGCATTTGACCGGAAGCACCCGGACATCAATGGCGAGAGCACCCGGACTGTTAAGGAGAAAGACATGCACTACATCGGAACCAACGCTGACGGTGACTATCTGGGGGACGGGGATCTTCTCCCCTTCTGCTCGGAATCCTGCCGTACCGAGTACGCGCGAGAGCACGACATCTCGGAGGACCTGTATCTCACCTCGCAGGGGAGCGACTCCAACGAGTACTGCGCGGCATGCGGCGTCATCGCTCACGTCGGCGCGGAACAGTTCAAGGACGGGGACGCGTGCCAGTGCCAGGTGAACAACCTGGTGATCAACCGGTTCACCTCCGATGACGGGGAAGCCTGCGAGCACGGGAACTGGATCCAGCTTCCCGTGTCCTGCCTAGACTGATAGGGGAAAGATCGATGCGGATACACACAAAGCTGACAGACGACGAGATCGCCGAGGCCCTGGCTACGTGCCAGTACAACGAGCTCATAGCCACGGGCGTGCGGTTCGCGGAGTACTCCGCGCACGGCTCACGGAGCCACGCTCGCGCGGTGGATGTCCAGCTGGGCACCGGCACCGGGGGGAAGCTCCCCGAAGGCTACGCGACCCGCTACGGGACGCGGCAGAAGACCCGGAGGGTCCGCAACGGCAGCGGAGGACGGGGCGCGAGCGTGAACTACGCGACCACTCTCAAGTTCGCGGCCACATGGGAGGAGTGGGGGGAGCTGATCGCGGAGCTGTTCCGCAGGGACCCGGGCGCGAAGATCGGCTACTACACGGACGTGAACGACTTCCACGACAAGACGGACGGGGCATTCGCATGAGTGAGCTCACTGACCAGCTCAACGACTACACCGGTGACAACATCTGGCAGGACATCATCTACCCCCTGCCGGACTATGACCCTGAACTGACACTGGAACTCGATCCGAACTACCGCAACGACGTGGTTGCCCTCACTGACGGAACCGTCATCAAGTGGGACGGATCCCGGGACAGCTGGGAGGAGGAGGAATAGTGGGAGCAGTTACCAGGGGCATCACCGCCGCCGGGAATTCCGGCGCGAAGACGGTGAAGGAACAGGCAGCCAGGCAGCACCAGGTCGCACGCAAGCCGGACAGTGAGCCCGCACGGATCCGGCAGGCGGTGACGGTCGGGGCGCAGAAGCTGAACCAGCGCCGCGACGTGGACGTCAACTCGGCGAAACTGCTGGACGCGACACACTGGATGTTCTCCAGGTACGGACGCTGGCCCAGTCCCGCCTCGCTGGACCTTGCGGTGCTGTGGGCCGCCAGTACCCACTTCCGGGACATGCACGGCACCCTGGTGTTCGGCGCCCATCCCAGACTGTTCTTCATCGCCGCCAAAGGGTCAGGCAAGTCCCGCCTGATGGAGGAGGTGGGGTCGGTCTGCCGCGACTGGACGGGACTGGTAGACACGATGGTGACCGCGCCCGGCTTGCGGGAGGCGCTGGCCCACAACATGACGATCACGCTCGATGAATTCGACCGGGAGATCGGCGGGGGACGGGCCAACATGGAGATCCAGAAGTTCGTTGCGGCCTACAAGGAGTCCTCCGGTTCTCTTGACGCAAGGGGAGGGGGACTGAACCGCCAGTCCAGTTTCGGCGCCATGATGCTCGGTGCCAAAGAGCGGATCCTCACCGCGACGGGGGGATGGGTGGACGACCTGTTCGAGCGGAGCTTCATCATCACCCCCGAGCGGTCGGGCGACAAGCTGCCCCACATGGACGCCGAATTCGAGAAGCTGTCCGGGGCC